GTTGTTGTTTAAATAATAGTTAGTTAAATAATGTTTTAAATAAAGTAATATTTAATCAAACGCTTGGTAAAAATAAAAAATTGCTTTATCTTTACATCAAATAAAAGAACTAATAACAATTAACTCCTAAATATATGAAACGCTACAATTTATCAGAGATAATGAAAAACGCTCACAGATCGTATAAGTATTCAGGCAAGCAGCAAGGTAAGACCTTCGGTGAGGTACTTAAAGCAACTTGGAAGCTTGCAAAACTTCAAGCTCTCTTCACGCAGGAAGCAGTAAAAGCACGAACAGATAAATTCCTGACAGAAAGTAACGAAGCTATAAGAAGAGCGGTTAAATCTACTCCTAGCAAAGCATACAATGATTTATCAATTCCTTCTTCGGCATATTACAATCCGAATAGCACCGGTCGATATGGAGCCCATTATGTAGGAGATTAACTAACACTTTAAAACATAAAACAATGAGATACGAAGTTTCTAAGAATGGTTCAAGCGTAACATTTAAGTTCTCAACATACGAGCAGGCAGCTGATTTTTGCTATATGTATGTTATGTCAATGCACGTGAAAGGAGATCGATTCCCTGAACTTTCAATTAGAGAGATAACCGAGTAATCAGAACATTAAAATTTAGAGCAATGGATAATATTTTGAACTCAACAGTTGAAATGAGCCAAGCAGAACTTATCCTTCAGTTGGCCAAAACGAATGTGGAACAAGAGAAAAGGCTTAAAACTACAGAGCTAAGATTAAGCGCACTCGAAGAGGAAATGAAAAAGTTGTCTTCAAAGTGCATTGGTAACTATGGGTGCTCCACCATGTCATCATATATCCAGAGGCACAAATTACCGATTTATGTGAGTGACATTTCGAAGCTTAGTAATGATGCTGCACGATTATGCAGAAAAAGGGGGTATCCGGTCAATAAGGTAAATATCGAACGTTTCGGTGCAATCAATGTTTATCCGGACTTCATTCTTCATGAACTACTGGATGACTATATAAGGACCACACAGCGTCTTAATGGAAGTATAATAAGATAATAATACAAACTATAAAGCAATGATTAAGGTAGAAATAAGCCAATACCTCGCAATGTTAAAGTCATTCACTGAATGTGCTCAATACAGAGCGGAGTGTTATCGGTTAAAAGCTGAAAACGAAAAGTTAAGATCTGAACTGTCGGATAGTTTAAAAGATTCTCGGTCTCCCAGTAACAAAATCGAATACTTCGATTACGGTAGCCGGATAGGAACTAACTAAGATGAAAGTTGTGTTGGGGCTTCGGTCTGACACATTAAGTTGATGCCAATCGATGCAGTGACAATCTGAAAAATGGTTGTCACTGTTTTACCGGTTTTAAGTGGTTCTAAGTGAATCATGCAATTTAAAATAACAAATATTATCCTTGATTATCAATATGATATGAAGGTAAAATAGTGCATAAAACAATTTTATTAACAACATAAATAATTAGTATTATGAAACAAGAATCAAGCGTAATCAATCCGTATAACGGAATGTTTGGACAGCAAGGATGGATTTGTCCGAAGTGTGGAAGGGTATATTCACCTTTTACCCAAATGTGTTTGTATTGTAAACCCAATAATACAAATACTATTTCTAATCTTTGCGACATTTCTAATACGACCGTTAGTGAAGAAAAATTAAGAGAAAATCGTAAAACAGAGTAGTATGAAACAGACAGTAGAAGAAGCAGCAAGAGAAAATATTCTGTTTAATCACAGAACAGCTGATCGCACTTTATCAGGTAAGAACTTGGCACAATTTGGGGAGATTAATTTCATTCAAGGTGCAAAATGGCATGCAAAGCAATCCCCGTGGATAAGCGTTAAGGGACGGTTGCCGGAAGAGGATGGGTATTACTTTGTTACTGACGGTGATGTCGTTGAGAAAGTTTATTTTTTTAAAAGATGGAATAAGTTTGTATCAACTAGGGATTATCCTCATCTATTTTACGATGAAGGCGTAATAAAAGCCTGGTTACCTATTCCGTCTTTCGATGATATACTCGAATCCAACAGGGATGTATTGTAACGGATTAAAGAAAAGGAGGTGAATCATGGATAGCGTACAGACACAAACCTTTGCTATCAAAGGGAATGACGATGCTATGGCATATATTGATTTTTGTGATGGAGATTTATGTATTTCTGTTGTAGTAGATGGTAAACAAGCGGACTTTGCTTTTGAGCCTGTTACTTTGAAGATGTTTGCCTATGCTTATAATTTGCATTGTGAAGAATATGAAAAGAAGAAAGGAGAATAACTATGCCAACAATACTAAGAGAAACTTATCCAACAGCTAATAAAGAACATAGGTGTGAATTTTGTTTAGAAAAGATTACGATAGGACAAAAATATGCCCGTCAGACAAATGTTTATGACGGAGTTGTGTATGACTTCATTACACACAAAGAATGTAAGGAAGTAGCCTATGAATTGAGAATGTACGATGATTGTGATGATAGCGGGCTATGTGATGAATACTTTCGCGAATACTTAGATGAATACGTTTATGCCAATCATTACGATGATGAAGCGGATGATATCTGTCCTGATTGGCAACAGTTATCTCATTATGAAATAGCAAAGAAAATACTGGAAGAACTTAAAACGGAGAAATAAAATGAATCGTGAAATAAAATTCAGAGGAAAGCGGATAGATAATGGCGAATGGGTATATGGATACCTTGCCGATGAAGACTACATCAACGATATTAATTCAATTGATTTGTCTTCGATAGAAGTAGACAGAGACACCATAGGTCAGTTCACCGGACTATTTGACAAAAACGGAAAAGAAATCTATGAAGGAGATATTCTTGGAGCAAATGGTAAAATTATAGGATGGGTAAAAGGTGGTGTCAGAGGCTATTGCTATGATGTCGTTTATATCAATCATCCAACTGGTGAAAAAAGATGGTCGTTATATGGCACTGTAGTGGAAGATTTTAATAATAAAATAGAAGTGGTTAGCAATATGCACGATAATCCGGAATTAATCAACTCTTAATAAATTAAACAATGAAGAAAATTGAATTTTACCCAGGAATCAATCTTGATAAAGCATATCAAGAATTGCAGGAGAATGCACCATGTTATGGTGAATTTAACGAGAAAACGTTGTATTCTACTGATTCTCTCGATGAAGTGTTTGTTAAAGTGACCGGTAAGTCAAAAGCGGAACACGATGAATATATCCGTAAGATACGCGAAGAGTACGAACGTAAAGAGGCGGAATTTAAGGCTAAGATCCCGAAATTAACCGCAGATTACAGAAAACGTGCAAGGGGAATTATTCCGGAAGAACATTTAGAATACTGGGATGAAATAGTTCCTATCAGGTTGAATGATCTCTATCATGGTATGGAACTTGACTGCTTGTTAGAATTGGTTGCAGTATTGAATGATACCTCTAAAAAAGAACTGGAAAGATTTGAAATGTGCCGGTCTTTGTTCTCCAAGCAAGGTCACAGCGGCATGAGTGCAGGGCTTGTCTTTATGGGGTTGACGTGTTTGCATCCATTGGGAGAAATGTTGGTATCATATATTAAAGATTCAATAAAAGCATAGTATTTGTATGGAAATAAACTGTAAATACTGCCCTAAAAATGACGGTATATATTGTTGTGGTAAAATTATTCCTCATGAGACATTTTACAATCCTCACAATTTAGAGGGGGAAATATGGAAACCAATTATTGGATATGAAAATCTATATCATGTATCAAATTATGGTAGAGTCAAAAGTCTTTTAGGTGGTAATTTGAAACAATCCACTGTTCGAATTCTTAAAAATAGGGTTATGAAAAGTGGGTATCATGAAGTTGTTTTATATAAAAACAAAGTTGGCAAACCTTTTAAGGTTCATAGATTGGTTGCTACAGCTTTTATTCCTAATGCGGAGAATAAGCCATGCATTGACCATATTGACACCAATAGAATAAACAATAATGTCAAGAACCTTAGGTGGGTTACTATAAAAGAAAACTGTAACAATTCAATATCTCTGAAGAAATTTAGAAAAAGAATGCTTGGTGAAAACAATCCATTTTATGGTAAGCGGCTCTCTGATAGTCACAAGAAAAAAATGTCTTTAGCTAAAATGGGTATATTAAATGGGAATAGAAGCATCCCTGTTATTCAAATCAATCCCCATAATGGGCAAAAACTAAAAGAATATCAATCCTCTGCTGAAGCTGAAAGAAATACTGGGGCTAAGGAACCTAATATCATAAGATGTTGTAAACATAACAGACCGATAGCTGGCGGCTTTGCTTGGGCATATAAAACAGAATATGATATGTGTAAGGATACATCTGTTTATGTTCGCCCCATTAAATACAGAAGTTTATTAAAACCTATTTGTCAATACACTAAAGAAGGGATATTAGTTAATGAATACAACAGTTTGAAAGAGGCATCTCGTGTGACAGGAATAAGCAAGAATAATATAAGTAGATCGGCAGTCAAGCAAAAGTCATTGGCTGGCGGCTATATGTGGAAATATAAAATTAAATAATATGATAACGACAGATTTTTATAGAGAAATAGATGAAATGAGTGATTATATGAAAATTACTTGTTCAAATAATCCTGTAGAAATACAGGAACGTATATCTACCATTATGGTATATTCGATAAGAAGTGGAGAAATGCTTGCTGAAGCTAAACGAGAACTAAGAAAGCGAAAGTCTGATGAAATACAGAATACAATTCTCCAAATTGCTCGGGAGAATTGTTTGTCTGCAAAAGTCCAAAACGCTCTTCTTGATAGTATAGCGGAAGAAGAATGCTTCGTTGTTGATAGGCTTGAAAGATTATGTGCATCTACTTCACATCAGTTGGACGCACTGCGTACTTTATTGAGTTATGAAAAGGAAGCTTTGCGGTTAAATAAGACTGGATATTGAAAAAATGTTAATCACGGGAAAATAATAAATTTAAAGTGATTGTTTTTACGTCACTTTTATTTAGCTTTACACCGTGAAAATAATAAATGCGATTGGTGGAACTCTCGTATAGCAAAGATATAAGTCAGCTCTGTATGAGTAGTTGTTTCCGAGTTCCACAATATAGAAACAATGAAAATATGGAGCTTATTTTATTAAGTTATGATTAAACCCAAATTATTTACTAACAAACATGGCACGTATACGTTCTATTAAACCCAAATTCTGGGATGATATAAAGATCGGACGTTTAAGTCGTGATGCCAGACTATTATATATTGGACTATGGTCTTTTTCCGATGATATAGGAGTAGTTATAGGTGATTCTATTTGGCTTAAATCTAAAGTCTTTCCATATGATCAGATTCAGGTGCAACAGTTTGAAAAATGGATAAAAGAGCTTGTAATAAATGGATTTATATGTCTGCTTTCTTACAACGAAGAGAGATTCATATATCTGCCTAACTTTACTCGGCATCAAGTAATCAACAGACCCAACACCGAAGAATTGAACATACCTAAAGGTTTGATAGACAGAGCCCAAAAAGATATACATAGTTTTCTCACCGAACAATCACTGAATAATCATGGATCAATCATGGAACAATCAGTGCTTATAATAGGAGAAGGAAAAGGAATAAGAGATATTCCCCCTATAATCCCCCCGGGGGATGACGAAGAGTCTAGTGGAAATGAAACAATTGATTATAATGCTTTAATGGATACATTCAATAGGATGTTTGATGGCAAACTTCCCAAAGTGTCATCCATGACTGACAAAAGGAAGAAGTCAATAAAAGCTCGTGTAGCAGAATATGACAAACAAACAATTATGGATGTATTTAACAACATTCTTCAATCTCCATTTCTTTTAGGGAGGAACGATAGAAACTGGCGATGTGATTTTGATTGGATTTTCAGACCTACGAATTTTACTAAAATTTTAGAAGGTAACTACAATGGAACAAGGCTTAGTAAAAACCAACAAGATAGCGAGCAGCGAAAACTTGATTCAATTCTTGCAGTCTCTACAACCGTCCGAGAAGCTGCCGCAAAAAAGAGAAAGGAACTTGAAGCAGAGGGCATTATTGACCAAATACCCTGATCCGGCACAATTTATTCTTGATTACAATCCGGACTTACAATTTAAAATTGTCAGATGTAATGCTACACACGCAGATTTAGCTTTAAATCTTGAAATACCAAGTTTGGGGCTTTTGGCTTCTACTTATGGGGATGAGACACCACTAGAGTGGCTTAAAATTCAATTTGGAACGTTGAATGATTTTGCAGAGGTATCTACAAAGATATCCAAAACTCAACTTGAGGAGTTGGCTGCAATATTCCTTTCGGAGTATTATTATATCAATGCCGCTGAAGTATGTTTTTTCATTGCCCGTTTTAAATCTGGACAATATGGGAGGTTTTATGGAGCCATTGATCCTATGAAGATAACAAGTGCTATGCTTGAATATACATCCGAAAGGCGAAGTGGAATTGAACGTCACGAACGTGAGCAATACCGCATTCAGCGACAAAAAGAGATAGAGGAGCGTGGTAATAATAGCATATCATACGCAGAATATCTTGAGCAAGAAAAGAAGCTTGTCGAAAAGGGTGATAAGGATGCTATTGAAAGAGCTTCGAAGCGTATTGGAAGCACTTGTTTGTCAACAGGTTAATTAAAGATAAAGCCTTGTGAATAAAACAGGTAACGTTTGTTTACAAGTGGCAAAATAAGTAACTTTATACCTGTAAATCAGAAATATATAAAATATAAGAGCAATGAAAACAATTAGAAAATTAACTGAAAAAGAAATGCCACCCAACAGGCTCACGCAACCTATTCTTATGCCTGTTATTTACTCACTAAATTACAAAGTTAGTAACCAAACAGATGATAATTCAAGGTTGTCCAGTAATTTGTAACGGCATTCATAATGTCGGAAGGCATCTTAAGCCTATGTGCAAACAATGCCCGTTGTATACCAAAGGAAAGCAGCCATTTAGAAGTTCATGGCGTATAAGTGGAATTGAAAAATGTATTATAAATCATGTTAGTAGGAACAACAAATCTTAATACGACGCTCAATATGGCATACGTCCTGACCGACGTCGTGGAAACGCTTCTCTACGATTTGAGAAGTGAAATGGGAAAACAAGGCTATGAATTGCGTCATGATGCAAAACGCAACTTCAACACTGCAATTTCCGCTATCCGTAAATTGAAACAAGATGTAGACAAAACGCAGCTCTCTACACAGGAAAACTTCGGAAATGATTCGGATTGTCTTCTTGCCTTTATTAAGCTGTTAATAGATCGCTGCGGTGATGATGACAAGAAAATGTTCGAGTTTTATAATTATATCAAACGGTTCCCGTCGCAACTCGGCTTACAGCTGTCGGATGAAAAGTGCGTATTTGCACATGTTTTTGAGAATAAATAACCATCATAACAAAATAGAAAGAAACATTATGGAAAATCATGGAATTAAAGTTATACACCTAACAGGTGCGGAAGAACAAAGTGGATATGACAGATTGACTTTTGTAGAAGATTTAGTACGTCAGCTTCCTGAAAATCATGAAGGAAGAAACTCCTGGATACTCAACTATAGTAACCGTGAAGATGCTAATAAGATGCGTGCTGATAGAGGCATTAAGTGGGATGCGTACCATCAAGCCGCTGAAACATCAAAACAGCACAGTAATGAGCAAAGTATATTATAGCCGTCGCATTTGGCTTAACTCTGAAAATTCACGCTCGACTGGGAGTGTCGTTTGCTTTGACGGCGAAACTGAATTTTCGGACGGTGCTGACCGGGATTCATTCATAGAAATTGCCGATTGCCACGGAAAGGTGCGGCTTCACAAGTCAAGCGATGATAGCGTAACCGAGTTTATACAAAAACTATCTATGCTGCGCAATGAAGTAGATAGTTACATCAATCATCTCAAAACTAAAGTAATTAACGAATAATTATACAGAAAGGAATCAAATGATAATAGCGTGGTTTTCATGCGGTGTAACATCCGCAGTCGCTTGTAAGATTGCACTTAGTCTATACGATGACGTGCAGCTCTATTATATTGAAACTGGCTCCGGGCATCCGGACAACGCTCGTTTTCTATCTGATTGTGAAAAATGGTATGATCAGCCTATTCACATTATCCGAAGCGACAAATACACTTGCGTAGCTGATGTCCTACGGAAAGGTTTTATCAATGGTGCGCATGGTGCTGCTTGTACTCTTGAACTTAAAAAGAAAGTCCGGTACAAGTTGGAAAAGGAACTTGGTTCTTGGGACGGTCAAGTTTGGGTATTCGATTATGAACCAAAAGAGATTAACCGAGCTATCCGATTAAAGCAGCAGTACCCAGACACAAAGCCACTGTTCCCGCTTATTGAAAAGCAGATTACGAAGCCGGATGCCATGGGGATACTTTGGAAAGCAGGGATTGAAATCCCTGCTATGTACAAGATGGGCTACAATAACAACAACTGCATCGGTTGCGTGAAAGGTGGTATGGGATACTGGAATAAAATCCGGAAGGATTTCCCGGAAGTGTTTGCTCAAATGGCACAGATTGAGCGTGATGTTGGAGCTACCTGTCTGAAAGATAAAGATGGGCGTATCTTCTTGGATGAACTACCTACATGGCGGGGAGATCCAGTGGAAGAGATTATACCGGATTGCTCGCTTATCTGCCAAATTGAATTTCAAGAGATCATCGACAGGCAGGTAAAACGAGTTTTGAAAGGAGAAATTAGTATTAACGATGTAGCCTGAAAAGGCTCAAAACAGTACAGAAATGAGTAGAATACAGGAATTAGAAGCTGAAATACAGCGTATAAAAAAAGAAGAAGCTGATAAAAAGAAAGCATTGTATCAGCATTTTGTTGGTAAGTATGTGCATAGAGCGCACACTTCGTATGAAAAGATTATCGGCATAGATCGTATTGATACAGACGAATTTGGCGATGAAGTGGTATTTGATAGTATTCATGTATATTACGATAATAGAGGAGATGAATACAATAATGATGCAAGTATCAATTTGCAAGGCTGGGGGCAAGCCTATGCCGAAGAACTTGAAAAACAACTAATATCTCCTGAAACTTTCAATAAAGCACTGAATGATTGCATTGATTTAATAAGACGAAGATTAGCGTAAAACCGAATAGAAATGAATACTATAGACCTGCTATACATTGATTTATTCTGTGGAGCTGGTGGAACCTCTACAGGTGTTGAATCTGCCCGAATAAATGGAGAACAATGTGCAAAAGTAATTGCCTGTGTCAATCATGACGCCAATGCCATTGCCAGTCATGCGGCTAACCATCCGGAGGCGATGCACTTCACAGAAGACATTCGAACACTTGAGCTTTCTCCACTGGTTACACACGTACAACGGATGAAGCAATTATATCCGGAAGCTCGCTTGGTACTTTGGGCATCTTTAGAGTGTACGAACTTCTCAAAAGCCAAAGGTGGCCAGCCTCGGGATGCAGACAGCCGGACACTGGCTGAACATCTTTTTCGTTATATCGAATCCCTTAACCCAGATTATATCCAGATTGAAAATGTAGAAGAGTTCATGTCATGGGGCCCGATGGATGAGAATGGTAGGCCAATCTCCATGAACAAAGGAGAAGACTACACCCGTTGGGTGCATAACGTGAAATCTTATGGATATAACTTCGATCACCGGATAATGAATGCTGCTGACTATGGAGCATACACCAGTCGGAAGCGTTTTTTTGGCATCTTTGCCAAGAATGAGCTACCAATTGTGTTTCCAGAACCCACCCACTGCAAAGAAGGCAAGCAAGATATGTTCGGCAGCCTTGCAAAATGGAAACCTGTAAAGGATGTATTAGATTTTGAAGACGAAGGAACAAGTATCTTCACCCGGAAGAAGCCATTGTCAGAGAAAACACTTGAACGCATCTATGCTGGTCTCATTAAGTTTGTAGCAGGTGGAAAAGATAAATGGCTACTGAAATATAACTCAATCAACGGAAAGACTGGAAAACATATTCCTCCCGGAATAGACGAACCATGCCCAACCATCAGTTGCCAAGGACGTTTAGGTATAGTAAATGCCCAGTTCCTTTCCAGATACAATACATGTCGTCCTCAAGATACTTGTAAATCAGTAGAAGCACCTTGTGGAGTGCTTACTACTAACAACCGATTTGCAAAGGTAGACTGTCATTTCCTCTCAAAGTATTTCAGTGGTCACCCGGAAAGTAAGAATATTCCTATTGATGGACCCGCACATACTGTCAAGTGCAAGGATAATCATGCTTTGGTAGGTGCGAAGTTCCTCGCTGCGTATTATGGCAATGGCGATAATGTCAGCCAGGTAGATAAGCCATGTCCGACAGTACCAACCAAAGACAGGTTTAATTATGTGAATCCGAAATTTCTTTGCTCATACAACTTTAACGATGCTGGGAAAGATATAGATGCTCCGTGCCCAACACTACTGACTAAGGATAGGCTTTCGCTTGTAAGTCCGTTCTTTATGAATTATTATTCAGGTGGGGGGCAACATTCAGATGTAAATCAACCATCTCCGGCTATACTGGCAAACCCGAAACAACGCCTTGTTAGTTGCCAGTTTATGGATCAGCAATTCGGGCAAAGTAAGCCTACTGGACTTAACCGACCATTGGGAGCCTTAACCTCCAATCCAAAGTATAACCTTGTTAGTTGTCGTCCGTGGGTAATGAATACTAACTTCGGGAATATCGGCAGCCAGATAGATGATCCTGCACCAGTTATCACCGCCAACCGAAAGTGGCACTACCTGATGAATCCACAGTTTATGTCTGCCGGCGGCAATATAGAAAATCCATGCTTTACTCTCATCGCACGCATGGATAAGATGCCACCTTACTTAGTATGTACGCAAGAAGGTGATTCTCTTATTAGGGTATATGAAAGCGATAGCCCCATGACCCGGAAGATAAAGGAGTTCATGGCTCTATATGGCATAGTTGATATCTTGATGCGTATGCTTAAGATACCTGAACTTAAACAAATCATGGGATTTCCAAAAGACTATAGACTGATCGGTACACAAGCCGAACAGAAGAAGTTTATTGGGAATGCGGTAGAGGTGACGATGGCAAGAGTTCTCTGCGAAGCTGTCGGCAGGAAACTACGAGAATTAAGAAAAGTGGCAGCATAGTTTAATTCAAATCTATACAGAAATGAAAGAGTCACATACAGGCATTGGGATATGCCATTGTTACCAATGCCGAATGGATAAGAAGCATTGCAGTTCTAAAAAAAGAAAGTTTGAGAAACGGGCTATAAATAAGTTCCGTCGGAAACAATTGAAATTAGATGAAATAATAAAATGCAATCGTTTCGGAAAATATTGGGCTTGATCCCAATATTTTCCGATTTTAAAAAAAGAAAGGATCTAATTATGAAACAGCCAATAGAAGAAGCCGAGAAAGAATATTACGAAAAGAATTATCCGGGTGTAGATATAAATAGGATGATGGTGGAAAATGCGTTTGAAGCCGGAGCAGACTGGCAGGCAAAACAATCACCGTGGATAAACGTTAAGGAACGGTTGCCTGAATATCCGTGTTGGGTGCTTGTGACAGGTAAGGAGTATAAATATCGAATTTTGTTTTACTGTGGAGGTAAGTTTTATACAGATAAAAGTTTAACATCATATGATGGGAGCGTTCTTTTCTGGATACCCATTCCTTCTTTAGACAAAGATCTTTAATCATGAGTAAAACACCTAAAATAAATAGAGTTTGGAATAAACAGGAGAAGCGGATAGTCCGGCTTCTCTATCGCAAAGGATTTGATATATATTTATCAAACTTGTATTGGGCCTCCTATAAAAAGACAGGAAAGAAGTACAGACGTAAAGGTTCTACGTTTAGCTCTCCGGGTTATCGTGACGAAGTTTATTTTTGTATTAAGGACTATTGGGGGGAATATGAGGAACATTCTTTAGTTGACGTTTTTATAGAAATGAAGACATGGGAAAATATTCCTGATGACGTATTAAAGAACTGTGATAATATGTCGGAAGTATATTTGCTATCAAATTTCCAATGTAAAAGTAGAAAGTGGCTGATTAAATACTTGTCAGCCCTTCCCACCGTTAGATGTGATTCGAAGATAAATAAAATATTAAAAATTACCTCCTACTAAAATAGAAAACCTAAAGATAAAGGAGATTAAATATGAAAGCAAGACTAAAAACAAATGGAGAGATTGTAGAGGTTGAGGACTTATATGATGATGGAACTGCCTTAGTTAAAGGAAGCTATATGAAAGTTTCAGAACTTGATTTCTTTAATTTAGGATATATTGATTGGGAACAAAGGCGTTATGAAATAGCGAAATCCGCTATGCAAGGAATTTTAAGTGACAATACAGAAGTTGGTTACGCTTGTTCGGAAGCAAATTACAATAAGGGAGAGAAACATACAATACCTATAAGCATTGCCAGGTTTGCAATTGCCTGTGCTGATGCTTTAATTAATGAATTGAAAGGAGAATAACCATGATCGAAGAACTTGTAACATTAGATACGGCGAAGCTGCTGAAAGAGAAAGGATTTGACGAGCCATGTTCGATAGCTATTAATATTGAAGATGGTAGACAATATGGTACTAGTAGAACAAATAGCGAGTTACCAATAAAAGTATGTTCCCATCCTACTCAATCCGCTGCCCAAAAGTGGTTGCGTGACACTAAATGCCTCCATATTGAAATAGGCTATATGTATGGAGACTATTGGCTTTACGATATTCTGAGAATACCTACCCATGATCTGATAGGATTGGAGGACAGAGACTCTGTTCGTTACAACACCTACGAAGAAGCACTTGAAGCAGGAATACAGGAAGCATTAAAACTTATGTGATTATGGAAAATATTAATTTGAATAAATGGCGCGACCGTGCTTATAAGACCGCTTGCGAGCACGGTTTCCATGATAAGGAGCTGAGTAAAGAACACTGCCTTTGCCTTGTCATTTCTGAGCTTATGGAAGCTGTGGAAGCGGACCGAAAAGGTAGATTAGGAAAAAATTGTAAACGTCGTTTTGAAATGGAATACAATCGTTACCCTGCATTAGTAGAGGAAGAAAAACGATTTAAGTGCTCGTTTGAAAATAATGTAAAAGATTCACTTCCCGATGAACTTGCCGATGCTGCTATACGACTGTTAGATCTATGCGGGCTACGTAGAATTGAGTTAGAAAATGATTGTCTGCATGATGAAGTGCTTGAAGAATATTCGCGTATATTCATTGGCAAAACATTCACAGAGTCTATTTTCAATATTACTAAAAATCTTATTGATAGAGATATATCCTACTCTCTAATTAAGATTTTCGGGCTTGCTAAGCATCTTGATATTGATTTGCTCTGGCATATTGAACAGAAACAAAGATATGATGAATTAAGACCTATGTTGAACGGGAAAAGATATTAATCATGAACAGAGAAATAAAATTCAGAGGGAAAACGGTTAATGGCAATAAATGGGTATATGGAGATTTGCTTCATATTGCTGGAGGATATATTATATATCATGGCTCTCAAAAAGATTGTGAGATTACTACCGGCAAGCATGTTTCCGTTGAGTTGCTTCATGATGAAATCTCTGTTGTTGTTCCAGAAACCGTCGGGCAATTTACTGGTTTATTCGACGAAAACGGCAAGGAGATCTATGAAGGGGATATTCTTGGAGCAAATGGTAAAATTATAGGATGGGTAAAAGGTGGTGCCAGAGGCTATTGCTATGATGTCGTTTATATCAATCATCCAACAGGTGAAAAAAGATGGTCGTTATATGGCACTGTAGTGGAAGATTTTAATAATAGAATAGAAGTGATTAGCAATATACACGATAACCCAGATTTAATCAAGGAGGAATAAAATGAAAAAGATAATGTTTAACGATAAATACAGCTTAACCCAAGCCGTATTAGAAGGTCGGAAGACGATGACGAGAAGGATTGTTGCTTTGGAATCTACCTTAGCCATAACTTGGGATTGTGAAACCGAAATAGATAGAGATATTGCAATTAAAAATTATATCGTAGGCAATATAAAAAACAGGTATGAAGTAGGAGAAGTGGTTGCTATTGCGCAATGCTATATGGATATTGACCAGTTTCAACGAAATAGTAAAAATGCAGCTTATTTCGAACATCTGGATTCAATGTTACCTGAACTGAAATTATATCCAGGGTGGGGTAACAAAATGTTTGTTAGATCTGATCTGATGCTACATCATATTCGTATTACTGATATCAAAGTCGAACGCCTAAAGGTTATATCTGATACAGATTGCTTACGTGAGGGAATAGTGAAGGGGCAATGCGGCTCAAAAGAAACACATTTTATGGATGCTTATTATCTGCCTGTTCCCTACCAACCATATTGTACTCCGCAAGAAGCTTTTTCCGTATTAATAGACAAAGTTTCAGGTAGAGGCACATGGGAGTCTAATCCCTACGTATGGGTATATGAGTTTGAATTGGTTGATTAATTGCTTGTTAGCTAGTAAGTTAAACAAAGTTTAAGCAATAGCTTTTAGATTGTTTTATTTTATCTAACTCGCTGATAATGAATATATTTACAATACAAAAAGAAACCAATATTACTAATCTTTAAAAGACAAGAGCAATGAATACTTACCACAAATTCTGTCCAAATGTATTTTTAGCAAAGTGCGAAGAAAAGCACGAAAGAGGTGAAGAAATTCTAGTTGCCACCAAGTATGGCAAAGAAAACGAAAGCATCGTTTTCAATCTAATTTTCGAAAAAGATGGGTTTTATTATTACTCCATCGTCCGGGCTGATGGCTTTAACGTTCAAGAATGGGCTAAGCAAAGAGCCGAACGCAGACGTGAATGGGCGTCATCGGCAGTACAAAAAAGTAATGAGTATTTTCAGAAATCGAATAAACATCGAGATTTTCTTTCTTTAGGCGAGCCCATCAAAGTAGGGCACCATAGTGAACGAGGTCATCGCAAAATGATAGATGATGCCTGGAACAACATGGGTAAAAGCGTTGAGTTCAGTGATAAGGCAAATGAACATGAAAGAGTGTCCCAATATTGGGAGAAACGTGCCAACACGATCAATTTGTCTATGCCGGAAAGCATTGACTTCTACGAACACAAGTTGGAACAAGCGAAAGAATATCATGAAGGTGTAAAGTCTGGCAAATATCCACGTGAACATGCTTATACTCTTACTTATGCCAAGAAAGCAGTTAATGAAGCACAAAAGAATTACGAACTGGCTAAAAAGTTGTGGGGAGATGAAAACGAAAACCAATAAAGCGATTTCATTACTCCAGTGCGGTGATTTAAAAGCCGCACTAGCAATATTCTCTACCTTTCGCATAGGGTTTACCAAAGAAGAACAGAGAACCTTGAAAATAGCAAGTGAAAGTCTTTCTGGTAATTCTTTTTTCTACCACCAACTTGGAATTGACACCGCTAAGGAAATTGAAAAAAGCAAGTATATATTGACCTCCAAATATCTGAAAATGAAATAGTTAAACAAAGTTTAAGCTATGCATATTTTTGATTTAACTTATTGGTAATCAATTTATTATTTGTATCTTTACATATCAAAAATAACAAATTAATCAATAAGAGCAATGAATAAAATAAAGCAAATGACATCCGAACTTAACCGAGTATTGCATTCTAACACCTACCAATTCGAGATTGACACGGAAGATTATGTTTTCGGATTCAAAAACACAATAAAGAAGCGTACAAAAAGTTTGGCTAAAGCTTTGAAGCTGGAACAAAAAGTTAGAAAGGACTTAGGCAGATTCTTATCTGAAACCGTTCGTGTCGTAGCGGTAAGAATGTATAAGAATGGCGAACTGAAAGCTGAGCTTAAAGCCGAAGAAACAATAGAAACGTATAACGGATAAAATATAGAGCAATGAAAACAATTGTAAAAGTGTATTTAAAAGACGAACAAGGCAATGAAGACTGGTTTGTCACCCCTATCAACTTATCAGAGCAAGAAGCCCATAGATACTATCTTGGTAATATCTTTAACATGGGACGAGAAACAGATCACATGATGAAATGTTACAAAGTTGAGACAATAAAATCATCAAATTAGATAATTTTATGACTAAAAGTGATTGTTTTTACTTCATATTTTGTATTTTTACACCATAAAATTAAAGCAATGAGGATTTATACAAGTTATTTCGGGAATTACAGAAAACTAGCAGCTGCAAACGTAAAAATGATATGTGTTGCGCTAGGGAAGCCAAGATTTTATAATGCACCTCAGATTATAGAGGTTGCACCAAAAAGATATATGTTGGATGACAAATGGACTTATGAAGAGTACACGAATATGTATTTGAATGATGTCCTTGCAAAAGTCAATCCGCAAGAATTGATTCAAACTATCCAGCGACTCAGTGAAGGCAAAGATGTTGCTCTCTGCTGTTACGAAAAGCCGGGTGATTTCTGCCATCGGCATATTTTGGCAAAATGGCTTACCGAAAAGACCGGTGTTGAAATTACAGAGTTTGGCGTTGTTGAGAGAAAAGAACCGGAATATGTACAAGCAAGTTTGTTTTGAATATGAGAACTATTAAATTCAGAGGTAAATGTCTTAATAGTGGTACGTGGATGTATGGAGATTTAGTAACGACACTTACGCCCAAAGGGAGTATGACAGAATGCCCTGCAATTCATACGACTTCTGGAACAATAGGAACTTTTTTCGTTTCTCCTAATACCGTTGGGCAGTTCACGGGGTTGTATGATAAGAATGGGAAAGAAATTTATGAAGGAGATGTAATAGAACATTGTTACTATCATTCTATGAGAATTGTAAAATGGGAAGAAAGTCAATCACAATTTAATGGATGGTATAAAGGTGAAGAAAAGTATTATCTTATTCACGGCAATGTTTACGATAATCCCGAATTATTAGCCACCCATCAATAGCGTTTGATGGAATGCTGCCAGATTTGCTAAGCAAGCGGTAGTCTGGTAGCATAGGCAAAAGGAAGATTGGCAGAGTGGTTTATTGCACCTGTTTGCTAAACAGGCAATCGGAGACGGTTCAGAGGTTCAAATCCTTTATCTTCCGCTCATATCGAACGCACACCTCTCAAAGAAGTGTAAACAAGACACCGGTATGTTTGTCGTGAGTTGCGTGAAATGACAAACGTTGGTAGCAACGTGATACTCAATAATGGAATTAAGAGCTACACCATTTGACAGCCGGAAAGACGGCATCTGCGGAAATAGCTCATCGGTAGAGCGTTGGTATTCCAGCCAAAGAGTGGGGTTCGACTCCCTGTTTCCGATCAACCCTTATAGTAGCGATAAGCAAAAGCAAAAACATTAAAGCTTGTGTGGTTTACGGGGTGATGGAAATTGCCATCTGACACGACTAAAAGAAGCCGAAGGACTGCATAAGTGTTCTTGCAAGTAGCTTGCAGATGATTGATTTTTTGTGTTAAGCCTGCTGGGAATATGCCCGGCAGGCATTTAACGCAAAATGTATATGAAGTTATATACAACTTAAATATATGAACGATAAAGGACTAATAAGAGCATGTGAAAACTCCGGCTGCGGTTGGAAGTGTTGTTCGTTCGGATCATACGGACATATTGTAATTTTGCCCCATGAATTTGACGGGCATGAAAAAGAAATCTCCCATTTACAGATTATAGATGATGATTACTTTGGCGGTAAAAAGGCAAAATGTATCGCTAAGGACTGCAAATCATGTGACAATGGTTACAAGCCTATTATGTGTCGTACTTATCCTTTGTGGGTAAAATCGGTGAAAAAAAGTTTTGTGTTTCGTAGTGATAAGTGTCCGCTAAATAATGAACAACTTACTAAACATAAGGAGTTTGTATTAGACATTTTCAACAATTACAGAAAAGTGCTGTTGTCTGAAAATGATATAGACACATTTCTTTCAAAAGCATGGATTGACCGTTATGAACCGCTGTTCCCAATAAAGAAGGAAAGCACAGAGTACAAGATGCAGGTCAAATCTTTATCTATGTCTGATATATTAGATATTGAAAAGATGGAGCAGACGCTTCTTCCCAATCCGGATATGTGTTTCGCATCAGAGCCGGAAGACATAGCTAAATGCTTGGAATCAGGTTGCAGTTATGGGTTATTCGTAAATGACAAACTGGCTGCCTATTCTCTTGCATACTTCACAGAATACGGTACTGCCTATGTGGATAAATGCTTTGTTCATTCTGATTACAGAGGGAATGGATTCCAGTACGTACTTCTCAATTCTAATATTGCTAAGTTAATATCTAATGGGGCCCAGGAAATCTATGCCATGGTCTCACCGAAAAATGAAGCAAGTATCAAGAGTTTCGTTAATGCAGGATTTTCTTTTAAACGAGATAGCAAATACAAAGGGATTGAACGTTTAATCTTAAAGTGGGAACTATGAAAGTTGTTGTCTATACCAAGAATATAATAGAGAACATTGAAAAGGCGCAAAGTTTTATTAATGTTCCTATCTCGTTAATGTTCAAAGATTTCTACGAGGATATTTATGGACATATCGCGGATAAAATAAACAATAAGATTTTTGGGCTTCATTTAAAAGATAGTATATGTTATTCTATTGGCAAAGCGACAAAGGATAATAGTGGTGCCGTGGTGACATCATTTACTGATGTTTGGCAATATCTTAATATTAATGGTAGCGCATGTCGAGGAATACATAATTTCTACATTCCGATTAATGCTTGTGATAATAGAGAAGGTTTAAGTTATTATGAAGCAAGTAAGTTGGCCAATGAAATAAGAATGATTTCAAACTCCCATATATATGGCTTGATTACTTCTGGATGTCTGAATGAAAACCATCCCTCGGAAGAAGAATTATACCGTATTTGGAAAAGCCTACGCGATAATATTGAATCTATTAGTTTGGGTGGTAGCTTTTGGCTTGGACAAGAAACTAAGATTCCAGAATTCATAAGCGATGTTCGTATTGGTGAATATATGCTATTTGGCACAATCCCGTATTGTGATTATGAGGCGAGAAAGGGTCTTAATGGCATAGAAATCGAAACAAGGGTTATAGGTATTTACCCAGAACGTAATCAATTGATTTTGGATTGTGGCTATTCAATGGTAGACTTAGATAAGTGTCAAATTAGTGATTGTACCAATTTAAAGTTTGTAGATAGTTCTAGTGAATACTCAATTATGGAGTGTGACTATGTCTCAGATTATTGCATTGGTAATGTGGTTACGTTTGTTCCCAATTATAAATCATTAGTCAAGTTGAGATATGCAGAACATGAATATAGATAAACCTTGGATTGATTATATATCCAATCGTACATTTGGCATGGAACTGGAGTTTGCCGATGGTGACAAACAACGCATCCCGCTTCCATCCGGTTACAAGTGGACGGACAACAAGTTGACCATGATGAACAATTCGGATGGTTCGGCAGTTACGCATCACGGCCAGTTTGGTGGTGAGATAAACACCCGTCCATACCATTACTGCGCTGAAGACCTTCAGGAGTTGAAAGACTTCATTCATACCATGAAAGATGCGGGAAGCTATCTTATGTGGAATGAAGGCTTTGATGCGCATCTGTACATCAAGGACATGGACTTAAATGTTATCAAGCGTATGTTTGTTCTCTCTTATTATACTGCATATCCAATCAAACGGATATTCGATATTGCGGAGTGGTGGGAAACAAAATATCTCGTACCAAGCCCTCCTTGGGATGTAGTGAAGCGTGTATTGGAAGCAGATACTATTGAAAATCTACTGAAAGTTTTTAGCAATGGTTCAGATAGAGGACACATCCGGTACTGGCTTAATTTATGTTCTATTGAAAAGATAGGAACGGCAGAATTTAGGATCTTCAATAGCTCCTGGGATTTCGATAAAATACTGGAAACAATCAAATTCATGTATTCGTTTGTGGAGTACGCCTACCTGCATGAAGATATGGAAGAGTATAAGCAACTCATCACAATTGATAGGTGCCTTGAAGTGTTCAATATAGACTATTCTAAGGTTCCCCAAAGACATAAACCGTTACTTTGGGCAGCAGAACACTCGGATAATGTTACAATAGTAGGCTCCATGTTTAAGAAATCCAACCGTATGCTTTCCTTTATCAAGAAAGAGGCTTCCAAATTCGATGTAGCCCATGTGGTAAACTCGTATTATATGGATATAGAGCAGGTGCTTACTAATCGAGAGATTAAAGTGTATACAAAAGAATATTTCATCTACATGATGTATAAAGCAATCAAGGGAGAAATAAAAGAACTGCGCTTTAATGACGAGTACGAGTTTCTAAATATCAAGTCTGAAAGTCCTTCTGAAATTATTGCCACTATCCACCTTTTTAATGCCATCAAGAAGCATAAGAACTCACAGGATATTTATCACAAATCGCTTTATGACGATTTTATGGCAAAGTTAGATCATTACCATAAGAAGTATACGGAACGTTATCAAAAGCTAGTAGACGGCCTTAAAAGTAAGTCTATTGAAGTGCTTTATTGTGCTGATATATCGGATGCGATTCTTAATTGTAAAGAGGATGATATACTGATCTATCAGAATGAATTTCATTCCGGCATGAAAGCTACGAGTAACGCATTGCAACGTTTCTTACTGGATGATTTCGGATGGCAAGAACGAACTAAAACGAAATATGCAGAAATAGATGAAGAACAAGTTAATTACATGGCTCTCTCGCAGCATGGATTTATGGGCAGAAGAGAGGTATTCAAAGACCAACGCACATATATTTGGTCTAATGTGGTAGAAAGCGGAGATAGTAGCTTTAACAAGCGAACTATCGTTCCTTTAAAATATAAACGTCTTCCGGATGATTATATGCTTACGGATAAAAGCAAACTCCGGTTTGTACGTGCTTCTATGGCAGAGATTGATTATCTGCGTATGATTTACTTGAAAAAGGGAATTATCCTCGGTTCTGCACCATTCTGTTACTTATGGTTCTTGGATGATTATGTGTTCGGGGCTTGTATGTTTGATTTCCTGAAGGTAAGCAAATACGGCATGGATGCAGTTTGGATGAAGTCGGATTTCGTGATAGACCATCCATTGCCCAAATTGAGTAGATTGCTAATTATGGGTGTACTTTCGTCAGAGTTCAAAGATGAATTGGACATAAGATATAAACATGAATGTGGAGTGATTGCTACTTCTGTATTTACCGATAAACCGGTAAGTATGAAGTATCGGGGAGTGTTTAAACTTCATGAACGCTGTGTTGGTAAACTCCATTACATACAAGATGCAGGTATTCGTGGAAACTTAGATGATATTTTAAAAGATTTTGTGAAAAAATACGGTGATGAGCCGAGAAAGGAATAATATATGGGAAAATTCAAGATAGCGGAAGTGCAATTATCCGACATTAAGCTGGTCAAGAAAAATGCGCATTTCATGCAGCAAGACACGTTTAATGCCTTAGTGAATAACATTCGTAAGGACGGTCAATTATCGTCTGTACCATTCTGCGTAAAGCATTCGGATGGCTCTTATACGGTGGTGAGTGGTAATCACCGAACACAAGCGGCAAAAATGGCTGGGCTTACTTCCATCCATGTTATGTACATAGATGAAGAGGAGACTACAAACGATTGGTTGCTGGCGACACAATTATCACATAACAGTATAGTTGGTCAGGACGATGCGGAACTTTTGAAACAATTGCTTGATGAAATAACAGATGTCGCACTGAAAGAGTATGCACATATAAGCAATGAAGTTTTGGAAAGTGTGAAGGATATTAACTATACGGTTGAAATGCCGAATAATGAAATCGTCCCGGTAACTCTTATGTTTGTTGATACGCAGAAAACCGCATTCGATAAGTTGATGGAAACATTGGATTGCTATTCTGAAAAAGAACTTGGCAATCTTACTTTGGTAGATATGGATACAATGCACCGGTTGAATGAAGTATCGGCTAAAGTACAAGCCAAGTATAAAATCAAGGCCCAGGCATTAAGCATTTGTAAGATGTTGGAGATAGTAAATAACGCATTGGAGGGTGGTAATACAGATGGAGAAAGATAGAAAATATAGGTTGAATACAAGGCAGAAGAAAAACTTGTTCTTAAAAGCTCTTGACGCAAGACTTCTTAACGTAACTAAAGCGTGTGAGGCCGCAAGTATATGTCGTTCTCTTGCTTATAAATGGAGAGAAAATGACCCCGAGTTTAAAGCGAAATGGGAAGAGGTTGAAGAAGCGTTCAAAGACAAAATAGAAACGTGTATGTTCACAAAAGCTATTACGGAACAGGACAATACTATGCTTATTTGGCTAAGTAAAACTAAGCTTCGTGATAGAGGCTACGTAGAGAAGATTGAACAAGACTTAAACGTGAACCCGTTTGAAAAACTTATGCAGGAATTGCCAGACGATGAAGAATGACAATAGCAGATGAAAAATCTTTGCGGAAAATCAAATCATGGACCGAAGACTGGAATAGGTTTGTGCGTGATGCTCTTAAAGCTCGTTTGGATAAGGAGCAACAGAATATTATTTCATCTGTGCAGTACAATCCTATGACAGCTGTTGCATCGGGAACAGCTCGTGGTAAGGACTTCGTGGCGGCTTGTGCATCTTTGTGTTTCATGTATCTTACTCCTCGTTGGAAAGATGGGAAGTTGACGAAAAACACTAAAATTGCTATGACAGCGCCTACCGCTCGTCAAGTACAAAATATTATGATTCCGGAAATCTCACGTTTATACAGGAATGCAGGTTTCCTTCCGGGAAGATTGTTGTCGTCAGGTATAAAGACGGATTATGAAGAATGGTTCTTAACTGGATTTAAGGCTGGTGATGATAATACCGAAGCATGGTCTGGTTTCCACGCTGTAAATACGATGTTTGTTGTTACCGAAGCTTCTGGTATTTCTGAATCAACGTATAACGCCATTGAAGGTAACTTACAAGGTAATTCTCGTTTGCTTATTGTGTTTAACCCGAATGTTACTACTGGTTATGCCGCACGCGCTATGAAATCGGAACGTTTTGCTAAATTTCGTTTGGATTCTCTTAATGCGGAGAATGTGGTATCTAAGAAAGCTGTAATTCCAGGACAGGTAAACTACGAGTGGGTGAAGGATAAGGTTGAGAATTGGTGTTCTCTGTTACAGAAAGCAGATTTCAATGTGGGAGAGGGAGATTTTACATGGGAAGGTAAGTTATATCGTCCAAATGATCTTTTCCGTGTCAAGGTCAGAGGTATGTTCCCGAAAGTATCTGAAGATGTGCTTATACCTTATGAATGGATAGAAATAGCAAACAGAAATTGGCAGGAATTGCAGGCAAGCGGTTTCATTCCAGCCAAATCTTGCAAGTTAGGGGTTGACGTTGCCGGTATGGGACGCGACAATAGTGTACTTTGTCCTCGATATGGTAACTATGTGGCGCAGTTTGAAGTACATCAATCCGCTGGTCGAGCAGACCATATGCATGTAGTCGGTATGGCGATACCCTATTTGAAGAAGAAGGGAGCTAAAGCATTTATTGATACGATAGGAGAGGGGGCAGGTGTTTATTCCCGTTTGTTAGAAGAAGAATTTACAAATGCTTTTTCATGTAAATATTCAGAAGGTGCGGATGGGTTGCATGATATTACCGGAGAATATGAATTTGCCAATATGCGCGCATATTTGTATTGGGCTTTGCGTGACTGGCTCAATCCTAAAAATGGATTTGGTGCAGCTTTACCTCCATGTGACCAATTAATGGAAGAAGCGACTGAAACTAAATGGAGGTTCCTCAGTAATGGAAAGATTATCATTGAGGCTAAAGAAGACATAAAAAAACGTATCAAGCGTTCTCCTGACTATATGGATGCATTAGCGAATACATTCTATCCTAGGGATTACAGCTTTATTAGCGATGAAGAGCTGCTCAAAGATTTTTTGTAGTTGTGTTTCTTTTAGTACCTTTGTAACCGAAAACACTTCTTTTGTGTTTTCATTGCTCTTATGTGCACTGGCTTGTGAAAGTCGGTGCCATTTTTGTTCTATGTCAAAAGTTAAATCTTTGATTTAGAGATGTTTGTGATAAAAATAAAAGTGCAAATGTTTGGTTAACTCGTTGATAATGACTATCTTTACAATACAAAAAGAAACCAATAATACTAACAATTAAAAAACAAGAGCAATGAAAGCAACAATAATCCAACAGAGAATAATAGAAAAGTTCATCATGTCAGAGTTTGTACAAGGTAACTTAGATACAGAAGAACAAGTAAGCTGTATGCTTATCCTGATTCAAAAGAAGCTGAATATGTCAGTAGAGCAAGCAAGTGACTTTATGAGAAAATCAATTGGTATTAACGCTTAATACACACGATTATGAAAGTATATGATATAAATGGCAATGTAGTAGCAGAAGGCTATTTAGTTCCCAATCCCAATTTCATTCCTAAAGGTGAATACAAAGAAACTGAACTGGATTATCAAAAGAAGAAAGCTGATATGTTGATAACTTCAATTGATGGCAGTTTCTATGAAATCAGTTTGCCTAAAAATGCTACACTTCGCCGGAAGATAAGCAAAGATATAAAAGGATATGGCAGAAACGTAAGAAGGTATAATGAAGATATAATTTATGTAACAGAAAAAGTCCTAAAGATTCTGCAAACTAAATATACCATAATGTGCGACTTTTAAATACACAACTATGAGCTCAGATAACATAAACAGTCGAAGTATATTACAACCAAAGATAAAAATCATTAGCCATAGATTTGTTGTACCTCGTTCATTAGATAATGATAGATATTGGTATGCGATAGTTGTTAATGGCAAAATAGGATATAATATTGAAATAGTGGAAAATGTGTCATATAATGGAGAGAAATATTACATAGGATATTTATATAACGATGATATTCCCTTAAAATATAGCAGCACTTACTTGGAATTTGGATATAGTGACTATAAGAACACTTATCGGTATATAATTGAAGCAATGCTTCGGGTTATTGAAGGAGATTATAGTGAAATAAAAGGTGCCGGACACTGTATAGCTATACCTTAATATGGAACAAAATCGTTTTGATGTATTTCAGAAAGTTCTTTGTCTGTATGGACAGTACGTGTTTCTCAATCTGTATTCATCCGCAAAGGCGCTAGAAAAATACGAAGATTGTGCCATTATGCGAGATTTGATGAAAAGGTACAATATTGATGAACGTGATGAAATCCAAGATTGGCAAGCTGAATTATGGCGTTGTGGATATTCTGGTGAAATTGCTGGCATTAACTTTCCATATTATATGCATGAAGCTGTAAAAATGGTAGGTTATTAGATAAATATTATTATTTTTTTTGTTTAAAAGTGGAGTAATAAATGTCACTTTTGTTATATTTGCACCATAGCATCTGATGCTAACGTATCCTTTCATGTTCTCGGGTATACGTATTGTTTTATCCGGTTCCTTTTGGAAAGGTATTTATTGTTGTTCAACTAATTACCGTATGAAGATGTACGGAACATGCCCATGGATGAAATAACCGCTATATTAGACAGTACCCGACCAGTTGATAATATTATCAACGACTTAAAAGAGAAATCAGTCTGTGTCCCCTCTTGGGATAAACTTATCAAAGACTACGAACCTACAGAGCATGAGATTGTATCTGACACTGTTACTCGTAAAGACAAAGTCCGTTCTAATGGAGATACAGAGAGAGCTTCGCGTATCTATATAGGGCTTGAAAGACTTCTCACCAAGCGAATGACTGAATTCATGTTCGCTATTCCGGTTAAACGTGTATATCATAACATAGAAGATAATGAAACCCGCCAAAGTATTGCGAAAGCGATTGAAGCGACATATAAGTATGCTCGTATTGATAGTGAAAATATTAAGCGAGGCAATGTTTACTTTGCTTCATGTGAAGTGTTCACCATTTGGTACACGGTTGAGAGTCCCAACACTCTATATGGCTTTAAAAGTAAATATAAGCTAAAATGCAAAACTTATTCACCAATGGAAGGTGTTAGGTTATATCCTTTACTTGATGAACTTGGTGATATGATCGCAATGTCTTTTGAGTACACTAGAAAGGTGAAAAATGAAGAAGTTACTTTCTTTGAAACATACACGTCAAACATCCATTATAAATGGAAACAACAGGGAAACGGCTGGGAATTAGTAAAATTAGAACCGGTCGTTATTATGAAAATCCCTGGAGTCTACACCTATCGTCCTGTTCCCATTTATCACGGTCTTTCCTATATCAGAAAAGAAATCGAATATACTCTGTCACGTAATAGCGATGTCATAGCATATAACTCCGCTCCTATCCTAAAAATAGCTGGTGGCATAAAAGGAGGAGAAGATAAAGGAGAAAGCCGTAGAGTTTACCGCGTAGAACAAAACGGGGATGTGTCCTATGTTTCATGGGCGCAATCTATCGAGGCGTTAAAATACCATGTAGACACCCTTGTTAAACTGTTCTGGTCACAATCCCAAATGCCGGATATTTCCTTTGAAAACATGAAGTCTCTAGGCAATATTGGATTTGATGCAAGACAGACTTTACTTACTGACGCTCATTTAAAGGTTGGAGATGAAAGTGGTGCATGGATAGAGGCATTTGAACGTGAATGTAGCGTAATCAAAGCTTTCCTGAAAATGATGAATGTTTCTTGGAAAGATGAAGTAGATAATGTTGAGGTTGAGCATGTCATAACTCCGTTTATTCAAAATGATGAGAAGTCAGAAATAGAAAAGTGGGTTACGGCAAGTGGTGGAAAGGCAGTTGTCAGCCAATTAGAAGCCATCAAGAACTTAGGTATCTCTGCTGATCCACAAGAAACTCTTTCCCAAATTCAAAAAGAAGATGCAGAGGCTTCCAAAAGCAGGATAAGCAACATATTCGAACAATCAGAATAATAATCTAAAATATAAATATTATGGCAAAAACGGATACTATAGAATTTAATAAAGAAAAACAGGGATATTCCTGCGAATTTACCTCTGTTGGGAAATGTGTAATACAGATAGACAGAGAGAAAAGTGGCATACTTAGTATATACGCAAAGTTGGAGGGAATGGATTATGCGCTATTGTATCAATACCCATCTGTTTCATTCAATGATAATATAATTTTTGAGCTTGATGTACAAAAAGGACTTTCTATAAAAATACTAAGTGAGGTCGGTATCATGAATGCAAAAATGTTTTATGAAGATGAAGGATTGTAGCATTGCTGCCTTTGTGTAAATGCTATAAGGGAATAGCATCTCGTATATAAAAGTTTTGTAAAAGAATTGATTAAAAATATCTATGTAAATACAAATTGAATAGTTGTTGATATGGAAAATATTGAATTTAACGAAAAAGAAGGTCTGTATGTAGCTGATTTTGCATCAAAAGGTAAGTGTGTAATTCAGATTGAGAATAATACGTTAGATGATTTGATCTTTTATCGTTACATGCCAGATATGGAGCCAAGCTCATACGATAAGTTGGATTTTGATTGTAGAAAGAGGATATTTGATTTGGATATACCTATTGGAATGATGATACGTATTATTAGTAAGACGGAAGTAAAAGCCGCCAAAATGATTGTCATACAACAACCAAACGGTAGCAGTTCTTCTATTACAGAAGTAGAAGCAACTATTGATAATAATACTGGTATTCCATCTGTGAACGTTTCTACAGAAGATGGTAAATTAAAGTTTGACTTTAAAAATCTAAAAGGGACCAAGGGAGATAATGGGACAAATGGCAGTGATGGAGAAAAAGGTGCGACTGGTGCAAAAATTATGTCCATTGAATTGAGTATTACCGGAACGTCTATTTCAGGTACGGCGCATTTAGATGATGAAAGTACAGCGCCTATTTCTGGTACATATAATCCAGCATAAACATGTCATTTTAAATAATATAAAGATGAAAAAGTACATTAGAATAAAACAGAGTGAAGCAGAACCTACTACATTAGGTGAAGCTTGCAGTAAAGGCAGCGTAGGCATCTGTTTATGCTGCTGGCTTAAAACTTAAAATCATGAAGAAAAAAATATCAAACTGGCTTATTAGATTAGCATCGAAGATCAACTCACAAGAAAGACTAAGTAGTATTGAACGAGTTGATAACTACGAAGCAAAGAAGCTAGGCATATGTCTTGCACGGACCAAGAAAGAAATCAAGGACTATCGCAAAAAGATGAAATTAGATGAAGGTTGGTCTAATCGCAAAGCCGATGAAATGCTTGTTAGGGAAATCAAAAACGAAGTGCGACAGTCAATCATCAACTCTATCAACCAAAGAGGGTTGATTGAATACTCCGTTGAAAAGGTTGGTGACGAACTTCATGTTACCGGTGAAATCAAAGTCTATATCAAGAAAGAATCGCATGAAAGTTCCAATAGATGAAATGACGTTTGCCGAAAGCGAATATCATAGAGGTAACAAAATATGGAATGCCCAAACGTTATACGATTTTGCTAAGGCAAAAGAGTATCCAGTTATGGATATGCCACTTTGGTGCATTGATTTGACTACTGAAGCATTTGAATGCAGCCAGCTTCATAGTTTCATATTCCAATGCAAGCGGGTTCGTAACTGTTCGCTTGATTATCCTATCATATTAGATGAAGTTGGCCAAATTGCTGATGGCTATCATCGTTTATGCAAAGCTATATTAGAGGGTAAGGAGACAATTAAAGCTATTCGGTTATTGGAAATGCCGGCACCTGATAGGATTGAGGAGGAATAATATGAAGAAGCATACAAGAATTATTACGGTAGAATATGTTGTACGAGATTGCCATATCTGCGGTAAAGTTATAGTGAAGCATCATTTGTATCCAGAAATTGATAAAAAGCAAGAAAAACTGCGTAGATGGCAAAGGAGGTAATGATTCAGTCTAAATATCATTGTCGAGATTGTGTACATAGCTACGATTGGCATGAGAAAAATAGTAAAGGTGAATTGTTTATGTGTCGATGTCGGCTATCTAAATGGACTAAATTTTTGAATCGTAATATATGTGATAAGTTTAAGAAGAAAGAATAGGATCTTAAAAATATGCCATAATTATTAGTCTAACCCCCGTGATTTTTCTGACAACTTATAGCGTAATATTAAAAATAGGACAATATGGCAAAACCTAAAATTCCAAATCAGAAAAAGAAGTATCAAGAACTTAACAGTCGGATAAATAGGTATGTCGTTCTTGTTGAGCAGATATACGACACACTGAATTTGGACGCCGCCAAAGCTGTTTCACGTACGGAATATTCCTCTGATAGCAATAAACCGTTTAAATGGTCCGATTACCCTCAAACTAAAAAACAAATTGACGACATACAAAGGCATTTCGTAGAAGATATAAACGCAATTATCTATCGTGGTACGACCGAAGAATGGAAAAATAGTAATGAAGCACAGGATTTGATAGCAAACAGAGTATTAAAAGCATATAACGCACAAGTTGATAGAGAGAAATATAAAGTTTTGTATCAAGTAAATTCTGATGCTCTGAAAGCATTTCAAAACCGGAAGGATAAAGGATTCAATATATCGGCAAAACTCTGGCAGCAATCTATGATCTACAAAGAGGAATTGGAGGCTGCGATCTCATGCGCTATTCAAAAAGGAACCAGCGCTGTTACGTTGAGTAAGCAAATATCTCAATACTTACTTGATTTTCCATCACTGCAAAAAGATTATAAAGACAGATACGGAAGTGCTGAACATATACAAGATTGTGAATACAGATCTATCCGCCTAGCCCGTTCGGAGATAAACATGGCTTATCGAACATCCGAAAATGAACGTTGGAAGCAAATGGATTTCGTAGTAGGATATGAAATTAAATTAAGTTCCTCTCATCACAACCGTATGCCACATGGAGATATTTGTGATACACTTGCCGGAAAATATCCTAAAGATTTCAGCTGGACAGGATGGCACCCGAACGACTTATGCTATAAAGTCCCTATCCTCAAAACAGAAGAAGAATTCTGGGAATGGGATGGACTGAGCGATGTTTCTACAGAAAGTATTAATGAAGTAAAGGATGTTCCTGACGAATTTAAAAAATGGGTACTTGACAACCAACAAAAGATTGAGAAAGCGCGGGAAAGAAACACCTTACCTTATTTTTTGAGAGATAACAAATCAATTGTTCAGAATATAAATACTGAGAATTCAGCTAAAGAGCTTGTTAATCGTGCTTCTTTAGTTGGGAAGGAGGTACAAAGTTTAGCAGAATCCATCGCTAAAAATAATAAAGGATTTGTAACTCCAATCAATTACAAAAGCATTTCATCAATAACAAGAAAAGCGACAACGGAGGGTATAACTCCATACGATATAAAAGACGCAGTTAGGACGACAATCATAGTTCCCAAATCACAAATAGATCAAGTCTTGAACGAACTATCTGAAAACGATTCGTTTGTGCGACTGAAAAGACAAAAGCCGGAATCATTTATGGGATATAGTGGCAATATAGTTAATATTCAAACATCTAACGGATTAATTGCTGAGATTCAAGTTAATACAGACCGTATGATTTATGCCAAAGAAAAACCGGAAGACGCAAAACGAATTCTTGGAGAAAAACGTTGGAAGAATATACAAAATCAAACAGGTATGAAGGGGGGGCTGGGGCATAAATATTATGAAGAATGGCGAGTATTAGACAAAGCTGATAAAAAGGCGCAAAAAATAGTTGAAAAATCAATCGAATATTATAGTCATTTCCAATAAAAATCACTATCTTTACATATAAAAATGAACCAGAAGGAATTATATAATAAATTACAGTCAGGCGAAACGGTTTATTTACTTGACGATTTTGAAGAAGCTGTTATCCGTTTATATTTCGATAACGGCCAAACAAAATCATATATAAAACATCATGGACGTAATGAAATAGAAATTCCGCAATCCGATGATACGGTGTGTGATATAATTCTTGGAGGAAAAGAGATTTCAAAATTAGAATATGACAAATACTAGTACTTTATTAGAAAAAGCTCTTCAAATAGCAACTGATGCGCATCTTTATCAAGTTGACAAAGCTGGGGCACCTTATATTTTCCATCCTATCCGTGTCTCGAACAGATGTTCTACTGATGACGAAAAGATTGTTGCTTTGCTGCACGATACAATAGAAGATACCGAAGTTACCGCTGAATATTTACTTATGGAAGGGTTTCCTCGTAATATAGTAGATGCTATACTTTCTGTCACTCGCAACGAGGATGAAAACTATGAAGATTTCATAAAACGCTCTAGACTTAATCCTATAGGAAGACAAGTAAAACTACATGATTTAGAAGACAACATGGATATAACACGTTTGAATGAACTTACAGAAAAGGATCTTTACAGATTAAACAAATACATAAAAGCATATAAATATCTTAAAGAATAATCGCTGATGTACAATTACATTCAGTTTCACGGCACGAAGTACAAGATTACTCTCGTGCCGTGCGTTTATTATGATAGTTTAACATTGAAAGTGGCGTTTAAAACGTCACTTTTGCTACCTTTGTGTCAGAAGCGTATGAAGATGTACGCCACAGAACTTGTCGTGTTGTGATTTGCTTCAATTTAGCACGATTGAACGAAACTCATTGCTCTAATGTTTAGTAAAGTTCTAAGCGAATAGTCTGCTGGCATACATGCTACGCAGGCTATTTTTGTAACTAAAACATTGTACAATGGACAGAAAACAACAAGTTTTTTTGAAGCTGAAACCTAAGACGAAGGCATTGGGGTTCAGCTCTAAGGAATTAAAGGGTATTGCCGCTCAGATTGCCGATAACCTTACTTCCGCAGAAGAAGCCTCAGATGAAGACGTAAATGCCGAAATTGACAAAGAGATTGAGGCCGCACTACGTTACTTACCTTTCGGCCAGTCACAAGCCAATCGTTTGCTTGATGAATGGAAGAAAAATCACCCAGAATCATATGATGACGATGATGATGTCGATGATGAAACATTGGGCAGACAAGCACGTCAAACTGGTTCAAACACCAAAAATCCCAAAAACAAAGGAAAGAATGATGATGCTCCGGAATGGGCTAAAGGTTTGGTTCAGACAGTACAAACACTGAATGACGAAATCGCAGCATTGAAAGGTGAAAAAGTTACCACTACACGTAGAGAGAAACTTGAAACCCTTTTAAAAGATGCTGGTACATTCGGAACTCGCACATTGAAATCCTTCAATAAAATGAAGTTTGAAAATGATGAAGAGTTTGAAGAATTCTATTCCGAAGTTGAGGAAGATTTAAAATCTTACAACCAAGAACGTGCCGACGCAGGACTATCTAGTTTGGGGAATCCTCCAGGTGCAGGAAGTAAGAAACAAGAAAAAAATGAAGTATTAACCGATGAAGAGGTTATAGCAATTGCTAAAGGCCTTTAATCAAAAGTAAAATTAAAATGGGCGCAAAAGCTGATTTAGTAAACGAACAGGAGACGATTTTAACCGGAATGGATTCGATTGTTATTCGTAACTATTTGGGCGGAATTATGAATGGGCGGACATTAGACATGACTGGATTTAAGCAGTCTGTAATTAAAGCCGGTCATATTGTTATCCGCGATACAGAGAACGATACCTATAAGCCAATGCCTGTTAACTCAGCAGGCACAGCTTACGAATCATTGCCATCTAATCATGAATACGTTGGTGTTGTTGTTTGTTCAAAACCTGCCGACAAGCCATTCGTTGGTATTATGTATGCTGGTGAAGTAAATGATGTGGCGAGTCCTTATCCTATTGACAGCATTAAGGCTGCATTAAAAACGGCATTGCCGCAATTGGCTTTTTTACACGATTAAAAAGGAGGTGAAAGATGAATGAATCATTATTTATTGAATTTGTAAAAAAAATATGGCCCAAATTGAGCCTATATGTGAAAGAAAAGATCAATGGAACAAATAAGAATTTGACCTATCTTCACAAAACTATGCTTACCAGAGTATATTCTCCTGATCAAAAATGGGAAGGTACTTCTGCTAACACTACTTATGTAGCAGCGGATATGGTAGCTATGGATTCTCCTTTGTCTCCCAAGAAACGTGACTCTATTGCACGTTCTAGTGGTGAATTGCCTAAAGTTGGTATTAAAAAGATTCTGAGAGAAACTCAGATCAACGCTATTAATATCATGAAAGCACATTTGTCTAATGCCACTACAGAGGAAGCGCAAAAATCTCTCAAAAACAGAATCTTTTCTCGATTAACTGATGACGGAACCGCATGTTCTGTTGGTATTGATGAAAGGAATGAAGCTAATTTCCTTACTGGGCTGTCTGATGGGGTTATTATTGTTGAAGGTGATGATGATAAAAATTCCGGTCTCGGACTTCGTGTAAATTATGGTTATTTGCCAGAACATAGTTTTGGTGTTGTTACTACCGGAGAAGTAACAGGTGATGATATTGAAAGAGTTATAGGTAAAGCCAACGATGACGGGAATAGCATTTCTGTTATCATGTTAGCGTTGTCTACCTATAACAAAATGCGTCAATCTCAATGGGCTAAGGAATTGGTGGCAAGTTATCGAGGGCAAACCTTTGATAATGAAACAAAGTTGCCTGTTCCCACTTCTACGTTGTTTGATGAAGCATTTTCTGATCAATATAATGGCATTTCATTCTTTAAGATTGATCGTTCTGTCACTTATGAAAAGAATGGTAAAAGAGTTTCTTATAAGCCGTGGAATGCAAATAAACTTATATTCCTTCCTTCTGCTGACAATGTAGGTTCTTTTGTATGGGGAACTTTGGCTGAATCTACTAACCCTGTCAAGGGAGTAGAATATACCATTGTTGATGAATATAAGCTGATTAGCCGTTACTCCAAAACAGACCCGTTGCAGGAATTTACGAATGGGCAGGCTCTTTGTTTGCCGGTTATTGAGAATGTAGACCAGATTTATTCATTGGATATTCTGGAAGCTCAAACAGTAGATACAACGAAAGAATCTGAGGATTCTACTGATGTAAAGATTACGATTTGGGGAGTAACTTACAAGAAGCCAGAATTTGTGACAGAATACAATAAAATCGCTGGTAAAAACTTGACTTCCACCGTTTCCGATGATAAACTTATCGCGGCAGTCAACAGATTGAGTGATGCAGACGAAGCATCGTTGAAAAAAGCGGTTGAATCCCATAAAGCAACATAATCCATGAAGACAATTCAGCAAGCCCTTATAGACGAAATACATTACCCGATTCCAGCTGGTTTTGTAGAGAATGTTATGATTAAACGTAATCTCAAAGTTGATGAAGAGTTTGATTATGACGTTTCTCGTTCCAACGAATATCAGGGGGCATTAGCTGATTGTCTTTGGTCTTTAGTTCAGTCTATCAATTTTTCTGAAGCAGATAAGTCTTTTGGATCTTTATCTGATAAAGACAAAGAGCGAATTTTGTTACGTGTCAACTCTATCTACAATACTATTGGTGAGCCTTCGGTAGAACTGGAGGCAAAGCCGATGGTATATGTAGGTGATTGCTTGTTATAGTAATGGCTGTATTGAATAGAAATCCACACCGTTTGCAATATCTTATATCCACACAAGGATACGAAGATGAAAACGGAGACTATCATCCCGGGCTCTCTGAGTGGAGTGGTTCGATTCCTTGCGATGCAGTACCATCTGGTAGAGCAGAAGAAAGAGAGTTTGAGGACGGTGTTATAAGGAGCTATTCATATACGGTTTATCTACCGAGTAATTGTCATACATTTACTATTGGAGATAGAGTTAAAATAGGCCTGCTTGGAGGAATTGAAAGAGAATTTAAAGTCAAAGGTTTCCATCGTTATCAGCTTCAGTGTAAAATATGGGTTTAGTATATGGGCATAAAGATGACTACTAAGCTGGATGAAGTTCATGACAAGCTTATGAAAGAGGCAGAGCGGGTTGAAAGATTGATAATACGGGCCTTATCGTATCTCGGTGAACAATGTGTCACTAGGGTACGTAATCGAGGCGGTGAGAAAAGCTGGTATGATCAATCTGGAAATTTACGTAGTTCAGTAGGGTATGTAATAGCACATAATGGCAGTATTGTCCAATACTCAGACTTTAACCAAGTAAAGCAAGGTTCAGAAGGCGTAAAAGTGGGAAAAGATCTAGCTGAAGAAATCGTAAAAAGATATTTGAATGATTATGTGCTGGTAATAGTTGCTGGAATGAATTATGCAGAAAAAGTAGAAGCGATGGATAACAAGGATGTGCTTGCGTCAACAGAACTATGGGCTACCGAACAGGTTCCTAAGATGCTTGAAAAACTGAAAAAACAGATTGCTAGATGAAATCGGACATTGAAATACAGAAGTTTGTCTATCACAAGATTAAAGGTACAGCTCTTGAACAAAGTGTTACTGGAAAATTGAGTGATAGAGGTAGACCTAACAAATCAGACAAGGAAGATATTGTCATATCAGTACTTGCTAATGAGGGTTGCGGGCAAATCCAACGGGCTTATGTGAATATCAATGTTTACGTTAGTGACCAATGGAATGAAGATACGAAACAATGGGAACGAAATACGGTCCGTGTAGGTAAATTATGCGAATTGTGTAAGTTCCTTTTCTCCATACGAGAGGAAGAGTATCATACGGTACCTAAGCAATGTTCTCAAAAAACCATTCCAACAGGAGTGACCTTTGAAGATGGACATACTGAACATTTCATTAATAACAAACTGTATATTGAGATAAATAACGAATAATTATTAACTATATTAAGTGATATAGAGCTATGGCAGTTATAGGGTGGGGGAAACCTCGTATATTTATTAAAGATTTGGATGCAAGTTCTCCAAAGTGGGAAGAGCTTCCGACTCCTGTAGAGGATTCTACACAATTGACAACAACCAAAGGAGATAAACAGGAAGCCAAGATTGAAGGTGGGGAAAACGAAGACGTAAAGTATGGCAAAAATACTTATGCTCTTGCTCTCAACATTCGTTCCGCAAAGGGACGCAAAAGACCTATTAGTGATAGTGATGGTGTAGTTGCTCACAATTACGCTATTGCGTTACAGCCGGAGGATCCGGAAGTTCAAGGTTTCTGTATGGAAAAGACTACTGTTTCTGTTGAAGATACATTTACTACGGCAGATGGTGGTGTTTGGGCGTATATGTTTGATGCATTAAAACCTGGTTCCGACAAAAAGCAAATTCAATGGGGTAAAATTATTGTCACTCCGAACACTGGTACACCAACTAAAATTGAATGTGATCCAGAAGATGAATCCGGAGATGGGGATAAGTTTGAAGTAGCTCCTAATCCGAGTGTAGGAGCTTAAGTTTTGATAGGTAATGCCGAGCGTGGGGGCGTAGTACCCACGTGTTTTGCGGAGATGGTGTAATGGTTGCATATATATCATCCAGATATCAGGTTACGGTTCAAATCCGTATCTCCGCTCTGTTTTTTGAGAATCTGATTTGTTGTTCATAATTTAATGTCGGTTGTCTGTGAAGATAGCCGATAAAAAACAATTGATGATGAAAGAAACTATAAAAGATATAGACGCGGATATTGCTGATATAATAATGAGCGTTCCGAGAGGATTTAAAGTGGGTAAAAGAAAGTTCTATCTTTATCCTATTACTCTTGGTAAAACATATCTTATTTCACGCCTTATGTCTTCCTTGAATATAAATCTAAAAATAGTACACGCTAATCCATACATGGAGGCTTTAAGGCTATGCCAAGACAAGAAAAATATTGTATGCCGTATATTATCCTATCACACAATTAATAAGAAAAAAGATTTGTTTGATAATGATTTGATTCAGGAAAGATGTGATTTTTTTATTAAAGAACTTGATAATGAAAGTTTGGCACAACTGCTTGTAATGGTCCTTTCCGAAGGGGATATATCTCAATTTACTAAGCATTTAGGCATTGACAAAGAAAAAGAGTGGCAAGAAAAGGCGATGAAGGCTAAAAGAGACAATAATTCTTTCGTTTTCGGTGGAAAAAGTATATATGGTACACTAATAAGTTCTGCTTGTGAACGTTATGGCTGGACTTTTGAATATGTTGTATGGGGAATAAGCTATGCCAATCTGCAACTACTTCTTGCCGATTCTATAACGTCTATCTATTTGTCTGACGAAGAACGTAAGCGAGTTAATATACCTAAAGACCGCAACGTGATAAATGCTGATGATCCGGCAAATATGGCAAGGATTAAGGCAATGAAATGGGATTGATTCAACATAAATGTATGCAATAACTGGGTTTCTTCGGAAATAACCCCAGTTTCTTCGGAAATAATACGGTATTATTCCGTGATTAATCACTGATTATTCCGTGATCACTACGTGAACACTACGTAATCACTACGTCAACACTACGTGATTTTTAAAATATATTAATTCTTATCTGTTTTATATTGAATACAGATAAAAATATCTATATTTGCATCTGTAACAAGTACGAGATGTTACCAGACATTGATTCAGTATTCTCCTGTACGGAGTTTATATATGAATAGCCTCGTAGTAGCTCGTACCTATTACGGGGCTTTCTATTTAAAGCCAGTTATACAATCGGTTCTATCAGTGCCAACCGTTCCGAACTTTGACAGCGGAGAGATAAAATGGCTCTTATGTTTTGCACTATATGTCTTTTATTGGAAAGTCCTGCTCTGTTCCTATCACCTAACAACAGGCGCCCAAGCGTTGTATTACGATAACCAATAAGGGATGAATCAAAGATATTGGAGAAGTATTGAGTGTTAAAGCAACAAAATGGATAATTGAAGTTTAATAAAGTCCATCCACCTCCTAATAATTATCTTGGGAGAAAGGGTGAGGTATAAAATTAGTCAACATGGAAGAGATATATTCGTTTGAAGAAATTGCAGATTATATCAATAAGCGTAATTTAGCCGTATCTCCTGAGTACGTTGTTAGTTATTGGACAAAGAAAAAATGGATAACTAAGAAAGGGACTCCTGTAAAAACATTAGCTGCTGTTGTTGATGTTGCTAATAGCATATTTCTCACTAAAAAGAGAAGAGAGAAAGGAGAGCCAACTTCTAATTTAAAATCTCTTCGGAAAATGAAGAGAGAAAAAGAAAAATTAGAATATACTAAATTTACCACTTATAATAACCAACTTCAAGATGATAGATGGATAGCGTTTAGAAACTTTGTTCTTACAGCAAGAGGGAAACGTTGTGAAAAATGTGGGAGTGACAAACATATTCAAATACATCATCCATATTATATTAAAGGAAGAGCTGCATGGGAATACAACTGCTTAGATGTTATCGTATTATGTAGTTGTTGTCATGAAAAAGAGCATCACATTTAAAAGAACAATATAACTTTAAATTATAGTTTATGAATGAACTTGTTTTCAAAGGTCAGAATGACCAAGTTTTAACAAGCAGCCTTTTGGTGGCTGAGAAGTTCGGGAAAGAACATAGTAACGTATTAAAAGCTATTGATGCTTTAGCTTCTAAAATGCCTGAAAATCAATGTAAAGTATATTTTGACGATACATCAATAGAAATGCAGCAGCCTAATGGTGGTATACGTTATTCTCGAGTTGTTGTTATGAACAGGGATGGATTTAGTTTACTTGTAATGGGATTTACTGGCAAAAAGGCTTTTGATTTTAAATCTGATTTTTACGATGCTTTTGAAGCGATGGAAAAAGCGCTAAAAGAGCAAAGGAAGCCATTGTCTCAACTTGATTTTGGAATTTGTTTACGCAAGACCTTTTAGAGAAATATTCAAGGTGTCAAATTTAGTTTTTACTGCTTTTTATCAGTTACTTAGATAATATGTAAAAAAGGCCAGGAGTAATCCCAGCCTAAAAAAAGAAAAAGGATATTAGTATTGTTTGTATTGCTTAGATACCTTATATTCTTTTCCTGCATAATTAAATGTCCAAATAAATATAGGCAAATAAACATATCTCATTTGACCGCCTAAATTTGTTGTTTGTCCGGCTGCTAAAGCGCCCAATTTTGATGCATCATCTGTATATAATACAATATTTTCACTCAATCCATCTTTTACCTCAAACTTAGTAAGAGATATCTCTTTAGAACTTGTGTTGGTTATGTAACAATACACAGACCCTGTTATATAACCATTAATGGATACAATAGATGAAGAGCTTATACCCAGATTCATAAAATCGGAAATCTCAGCTGATACAACTTCGCAAGTGGCAGTATGGGCACCATCTTCTGTAGTTATTGTTATTGTAGAAGTACCTTCCTTCAATGCTGTAACCTTTCCATTATTGTCTACAGAAACAGTGTTGGGTGCAGAACTGCTAAATTTTACATTTTTATTCTCTGCATTTTCAGGTAAAATAGAATATGTCAATGTATAGCTTTCTCCATTCAGAATCTTAACTGAAGATTCTGTAAACTGAACTCCTTTTACCGAAAAAGGCAAAACATTCACAGTACACTGCGCTTTAAAATTCCCATCATTAGTAGTGGCAATTATGTTACATGTACCTTTTGCCAATGCAGTCACCAATCCGTCTTCTACCTTTGCAATATTAGGATCGCTGGAAGACCATTTGATACTTTTGTCCTTTGCATTTTCAGGAGATACAGTAGCTGTTAGAGTAAATGACTTGCCGGCTTCAATAGATTTAGTTGTTTCATTCAATGTAACTCCTGTAACCTTAATAGGATTCACTTTAACAACACATTTGGCGTAGGTATCACTTCCTTTGACTTTGACTGTAATAGTACATTCACCATCGGAAACGGCTGTAACCTCGCCATCTGCATTAACCGTTGCTATAGTTTTATCCGAAGACTCCCACTCCACTTCTTTGTTGGTAGTATTTTCAGGTTCTATCGTATACTCCAAACGGAATGATTCACCGGTAGTCATCGTCTTCTCACTCTCAGATAGTTTGATATCAGTTGCTTCAATTGGAGTTACAGTGACCTTACATATATCTTTCAATTTTAGATTAAAAGAAGAAACTGATATAGTAACCTCTCCAACAGACTTTCCATAAACAATACCGTTTTCAACAGTTGCAATTGTTTCATCAGAAGAATTCCATTCATATTCGGGAGCGGGTAAATCTGCTGGCGAATGGCTGACAGTGAGAGTTATTTTCTCACCAACCTTTACTGAAGCTTCACTTTTAGAAATTTCGATAGATTGTACAACAGGTTTGTCATCATCGCCACAAGAAGATAATGATAGAATAGAAACAATAGATAGTAACAATAAAATAGTTCGTTTCATGAATATAACACTTTAATATTAAAAATATTTTGCAAATATAATTTATATATACAATTCATCCTTTTCTTATATTATATTAAATAGTCCTACAAGGTTAATAAAATAAAATACTGTCTGCTAACTACGTCACTTTTGCGATTATGCCATAATTTTGTAGATGATTTTTTAAGCGCAGATTAGATATAATTTGTATCTTTGTGGTGCTAACAACTTATAGGAGCGGCAAACTCCTATGGCTTCATCATTGGAGCTATTTTTTTGCCAGTACATATAACAAGTAGTATCATAATTTAAGATATTGCGCACGAACGGTGGGGTAACAGAAATGTCCCCAAACTAAATTCCTATGAGTTTGTTAGCAGCCGTGAACGTGCGCATTTTTTTGTTATGCTAACAAACTCGATTCAAGTTCTAAAACAAACAGAATTGTGTGGACGGCAATTCACAGTTTACGGAACGGCAGAAAATCCATTGTTCTTAGCCAAAGAAGTAGCAGAGTGTATTGAACACAGTAACATCACCGTAATGCTTCAAACAATAGATGAAGAAGAAAAGGTGAAAATCACCCCTAAACAATCCTTAGGGGACTTAGTTAACTACAAAGAATACAACTTCTTAACTGAAGATGGCTTATACGAAGTCCTCATGCAATCCCGCAAACCTATCGCAAAGCAATTCAAGAAGGGAGTTAAACAAATCCTTCACGAAGTACGAACTATTGGCGGTTACATCGCCACCAAGCAAGACGACACCCCCGAAGAAATCATGGCACGTGCGCTAACCATCGCACAAGCTACCCTTGCCAAAAGAGAGGAACGGTTAAAGCAGCTTGAAGCTCAAGCCGAACAACAGCAAGTCACCATCGAGATTCAGACAGAGGAAATCAAGAAAGCAGCACCGAAAGTCAGCTACTACGACAACCACTTGCAGAGTGTGAACACGCAGACAAGCACCCAAGTAGCCAAGCAGATTGGCTTGGATGCGGAGAAGCTTCACAAGAAACTGAAAGAAATCGGAATCATCTACAAGCAATCGGGGCAATGGCTCCTTCATGCTCCTTATTCCACTTGGGAGCTGCATTCCACCCGTACACAGACGTACACACGTTCGGACGGTTCGACAGGAACAAGTGTATATACGGTATGGACTACCAAGGGCGTGCGTTTCATCATCGCATTGTACGAGAATGATTGGAATGTGAAGAAATCCATTAAGCAGATAAAGGGCGAGATGAATCCGGCCGCATAACACTATTGCATAATTATCAGCGGTCCTTTTCAATGCAGGACAGCCTAAGTTGTACACAATAAAATATTACCTATGAAAGTTGAATTAGATGTTAATCAATATATGGAAATGCTCAAAGCATTTACGGAATATTCAGACAAATAGAACAATTTTAAAAAATAAACGTTTTTTATTCCCTTATTGCCATTTTAAGTGATTCTTCTAGTTTTCCTGCATATTTAAATATATCGTCTATACTGTCAATCTGAAGCCATTCGCAACTCTTGTAGTTATCTAATGGTATTCCTATCTGCTTCTTTCTTGCGCCAATAGAGATACGGCATATCCAAAACCACTGGCTGTTATCAAGGTTTACGACGAAGTAGCTCTTGTAGTCTCTATAGGTTATACGTGCCACATCCACGCTTTTTCTTAAAATACTTCTTACGATATTGTAAGCATCCAATTCTTCTTGCGTCGTTACAACACCGGATTCTTTATCCATGTATACAACTCCGTCCGGGAGTTGCTCTTCTGTAGCTATACTATCCTTTTGCTTTTGGATACGTTCTGCAAGTTGTAAGATTTGATCTTTAAAGTCCATGCTTTTATTGTTGTATAATAATATATGCACAAATATATTTTATATAACAATATAAACAAAATTAAAGATAAAAAAATAATCTATTAAATATGTTTTTGCTATGTATGTGGCATTTAATACGTCACTTTTATTATCTTTGCAATGCCGTGTGATGTTGCACGGAACTATTTCTATCGAAAAGACTTATGGCTGGATTACACTTCGACATAACCGGTGACAACTCCAACTTTATACGTAAACTTCATGAGTGTGAAAATGGAGTAAAAAACACATCCCGACAAATAGAACAAAGTGGGTTAGGTATAGAAGATTTATTTAACCGTATGACTAAAGCTGCTGCCGCATTCGGAGTTGGTTTCACTGCGAAAGAATTAATTTCAAATATAGCACATGTTCGCGGCGAGTTTCAACAATTGGAAGTTGCATTTAAGACAATGCTTGGTAGCGAAGATAAAGCTAATGCTCTTATGCAACAGTTGGTCAAAACAGCTGCTACTACACCATTTGATTTGCAAGGAGTTGCAAATGGAGCCAAACAGCTTCTTGCTTACGGAGAAAACGTTGAGAATGTCAATGATGATTTGATACGTCTTGGGAATATAGCAGCAGGTCTTTCTCAGCCGCTTGGTGATATTGTGTATTTGTACGGTACTACCATGACGCAAGGACGGTTATACACGGCGGATTTAAACCAATTTACTGGCCGTGGTATCCCTATGATTCGCGAATTAGCAAAAGTATTTGGTGTCGCTGAAGGGGAAGTAAAAGGTTTGGTTGAAGCAGGGAAGGTTGGTTTTCCTGAAGTGCAGAAAGTTATCCAGAATCTTACAAATGAAGGTGGAATGTTTTTCAACTTGATGCAGGAACAATCTAAAACGATTGCTGGTCAGATTTCAAATATTGAAGATGCAATTGCTACTATGTTCAATGAAATTGGTAAAGCCAATGAAGGTATTATCAATGATGCTTTGTCTGGGGTTTCTTATCTGGTTGAAAACTACGAAAAGGTAGGAGCTCTTTTATTAGAAATAGTAGGAACTTATGGAGTATACCGTACAGCCCTTATGGCTACCACTGCATTGCAGGCTTTGCAAGCCTCCGGCATAACTGCTTTAACGGCGAAAGAAGCTATTCATTATGGGTGGTTAGTGCTTACGAAGAAAGCTCAAGATGCTTTAAATTTATCCATGCTTAAAAATCCTTATATATTGGTTGCTGCATCTATTGCAGGATTGGTTTATGGTATATATAAATTTGCTACAGCAGAAAGTGATACGGAACAAGCAATCCGTAAAACGAACGATGCACTTGAGGCACAAAATAATCATTATGAAGAGTTGAAAAATAAAGCAAGTCAACTCTCTAATATTTTAAGTGATGAATCTAAATCTATAGAAGAGCGTTTCATTGCATATCGTAAACTTCAGCGTTTAATGCCAGAAGTTTTTAAAGATATGGATTGGGAAGCAGCTAAACGGAAAACAAATGCTGAGCTTACAAAACTTGAGAATGATGAACTTTTAAGACAGCAACGTATTGGGCTAAAAACAAAGGTTGTAATGTCTCAACAAAAAATACAGGGGCTAAGGAGTAGCTTAATAAAAACTCAAAATGCTGGTGGGTATACTGGGGCATTAAAGGAAGATTTAGCTGCTGCTGAAAAAGAATTGGAAATATATCAAGAGGCCCTTAAGGCTTTTGAGGAAGCCAAAGAAGAATCGAAAAAAGCTAAAAATGCTCCAACTGTACAAGACAAAGAATATTGGGAGAATCAAAAAAAAGAAGCTGAAAATGCCTTAGAATCTATTGCATCTTCTCAAAAGAGATTGTTGGATGCTGGTAATTTTAAGGGAATAGATACTATCGTAGTAAAGAATTACAAGGATAATGTCAAGAAGCTAAAAGAAGCCGAAAAAGAATTAAAGGCTTATGACACCTCTTCCAAACAAGAATCTGCTGCTGAAAAACTTCGCAAACAGCAAGAAGGCATTCGCTCCCAAAATGAAAAAATCTCTGAAATAGAGCGTAAACAGGCAATCCAGCGTAAAAGGCAGGCTGAAGATATGGAAATGGAAATTTCACAGTCTGAGATCAATGCCATGGTTGATGGAGCTGAGAAGAAGCGTATGCAGAGGGAATTGGATAACCGGAAAGAGATCCAATCACTGGAAAGACAAAAACAAGATATGATTCAGGCTGTAATTCAAGCTGAGAAAGAAATTTTTGATGCTCAGGAAGAGTTGAAGGCCAAAGAGAATAACAAATATCAGAAAAAGACTTTTGATTCTTCTAAGGTGGATACAGGGAAGATTAGCTCTATCTGGGATACCATTATAGGGAACACGTCCAAAAAGCAACTTGATGATAAGATACGCGAACAGGAGGAGTCTTGGAATGAATATCTTATTAAGTTTGGCAACTATCAACAGAAAAGGCTGGCCATTATTGAGAAATATGATAAGGCTATAAAGGAGGCCGAAACGGCAGGCGATGCAGCTATCTTGATGAAAGAGAAAGCTAATGCGCTTGATGATTTTGACAACTCCGTAAAGAATAGTACAACCTTAATGGGACAGCTCTTTGCTGATGCTTCCCAAAAGAGTGTGAACGAGATTCAGTCCATCATTGCAAAAGCCGAATTATTGATGCAATACCTTGGTGCCGTTAAGGATGAACAGGGAAATGCTAAAATTGGTGGAAAGACAGTTTCAAAGAAGGATATTTTAGGTCTGGGGATAAGTGACAATACCCTTCAAAACTTGGAGCTTTCAACTGATCAAGTAGAAGCACTCAGAGATGCTATTGATCGTTTAAAAGGGGAATTGGGTGGGAAAAGCCCTTTTAAACTTTTCGAAACGCAAGTAAAGCAAGCGACAGATAAGATAGCACAAGGAGGGAAAAAGAATATTGCTCAAGGTGTTTCAGAAATAGGGAATGCTATTGTTCAATTTACTCCTGCTATATCTCAGTTTGGTCAGGATCTTGGTACAATATTTGGCAACGACGATCTTGGGAATAAAATAGCCGGTATTTCTGATGCCTTAGGTGGAGTTGGTCAAACAGCCATGGGAGTTGGTCAGATAATGTCTGGTGATATTGTAGGTGGTGCCATGAGCGCGGTATCTGGTATTTCATCTGTTGTAAAGGCCTTGGATGGTTTGTTTGGTGCTGATTATTCCCGATACAATGAAATGAAGTCACAATATGAAGCTCTTAATTCTGTGTGGGATGAACTTATCAATAAGAAGAAAGAGTATATTGATATGTCTTATGGGGATGAAGCGTATAAAGTTGGAAAAGAGGCCGAAAGCCTGATAAAGCAACAAACACAAAGATATTATGAACTTCTGAATGAATTAAGAAAAAGTGGGTCCAGTATCGGGTCAAGTTCTTTAGGCAAACGAATAGAAAAAAGACTTAATAAAGAAGATTGGGCCAGAATATCCAGCGCTGTTGGTGAATCTGTAACAAATGCAGAAACTTTATTAAATCTTTCAGCAGAACAGCTAGAAGAAGTGCTTGCCGACCCTAAGCTAGTCTCTGTCCTCAATACTGTCAACGAAGACTTTATAAAGTATATACAAGATATTGTGAATGGTTCCGAAAAATTAGAGGATATACAGAATCAAGTCAAAGAACAGCTTACTCAAGTATCGTTTGATAGCGTGTTTGACAGTTTTGTAGACACTTTGATGAATATGGATAGTTCGGCTAAGGATTTCGCTGATGATTTCACTTCTTATATGCAAAAAGCTATCCTTTCTACTATGTTAGGAAAGACATATGAAAAACGGTTACAAGAATGGTATGATGCGTTTGCTTCGGCTAATGAAGATAAAGGAGGTATCTCTAGTGATGAATATAAGAATCTGCAAGAACAGTGGAATAGCATTGTTAATGATGCCATTAAGGAACGTAATGAATTAAAGGATTTGCTTGGTTGGAGTTCCGATACTTCCGTTTCGCAAGATTCTACAAAACGAGGGTTTGGTACCGAAATGACACATGAAGATGTAGGAGAATTAAGCGGACGTTTCACAGCTTTGCAGATGGCAGGGGAAGAGATTAAGAATCAAATGATAAATGTTGTTGTTGGAGTTAACTCTTTAATTTCAATCTCAACAGAAGGGAATGTTACCTTGAGTAATATCCTTAGCCAACACGTAATTACGAATGGCTATTTAGAAGATATTGTGAAACACACAAAGCTGATGCTTGGTTTTGGAGATAAATTTGATAAGATGATTACTGTTTTTAATGATAGACTATAATATGGCAGCGGGAGAACTTTATATAAATAATAAAGACGCTTATACTACATGGGGTATAAGTATGGATACTTCTTCTTTATCATCATTGATGACGCCACCTCCAATGAAAGATTTTATAGAAAACAAATCTCGTTTGGAGCACGGCAAGAGGGTCATAACATCAAATCCTAAAATTGATGAACGGGATATTACATTGACATTTAATCTTACAGCTAAAAATGAAGAGCAATTTTTTTCACGGTACAACTCTTTTTGTGAAGAACTTGCTACTGGGGTATTGCATATCAAAAGCAAATATCAGCCCAATATTGTATATAAAACTATTTATTTGTCATGTAATCAGTTCACACAGTTCATGAGGGGAATCGCTAAATTTTCATTGAAATTAGTAGAACCTAATCCGACAGATAGGTCTATAACATAATTTTAATTATAAAGTGATTGTTTCAATGTCACTTTTGTTATATTTGCATTCAATAAAAGCATTGTGTGAAGGCGCACAAAAACCAATATGATTAGCATTAAAGACATAACTGGCAAAATACGTTTTTTTACAGAAATAAAGACCGGTTCTGTATACCGTAAGACTTTGATGAAAGAAGATTATATTCTTCTTTATTTCAGCGTCTACCAACCGGTTCTTTTTGAGAAAGGAGATTATTGCGACACAGAATTTGGACGATTTGAAATTGTTGATCTTGTATTCCCGAAGTACAACACTTCAACAGGAGGCTATGATTATGAACTCCGGCTTGACGCGGAATACTATAAGTGGAAGAATAAGATCTTGTTCTATGATCGTCAAGGTGGTAACCGCGAAGCTTCATGGAATCTTACCCGTACTCCGGATGCACATCTATCGATAGTGGTCTCTAACTTAAAGTCTTTAGGTTACACATACAACTCAGGAGTAGAATACACTTTTTCTATTGATAGCACAGTAGAGAAGTCTGCTAAGCTGGTACAATACGATAATACGAATATCATTGACGCGTTGACCAAAATAGCGGAAACATGGGACGCTGAATGGTGGATCGTTGATAATGTGATTCATTTGGGCAGATGTGAATATAACACAGCGGTAGATTTTGAACTGAATGGGCTTGTTTCCGAAATGTCTCGTTCTGAAAGCAACGATAATTATGCTACCCGTGTTTATGCTTTCGGTTCTACCCGTAACCTTCCTACTAATTATCGTCCGGATATAACCGGTGTTGTGGTCGACGGAGTAGTCCAAAGAAGATTGATGCTTCCCGAGGGTACTCCTTATGTTGACGCTTTTCCGGATATGTCTACGGAAGAAGCTGTTGAAGAAGTCGTTGTATTTGAGGACGTGTACCCCAAACGTATAGGTACCATGTCAGACGTGACCACTAAGGAATACACAGACAAGATTGAGAATGAAGATGGTACCACAACAGAAGTCAAATGGAATGCCTACCGTTTCAGGGATTCCGGCATAACTTTTTCAAAAGAGTATATTATCCCCGGTCAGGAGTTAAGAATTGTATTTCAGTCAGGTCCTTTAAACGGTATGGACTTTGCTGTTACCTTTAATCCGGGTGCTGCGGATGAAAAGAACAGTGATGGATCATGGAACTCCGCTGCCCAGTTATGGGAGATCGTAAGGAATGAAGATTACGGCCGCGAGCTTCCGTCTGCCCCGTTAATCCCTGAGAATGGGAACACTTATGTCTTGTATGGATATGATACAAAATTTGTTTCTGTGTCCATGATTCCTGATGCCGAAAAGGAATTGCTTGAAAAGACAAAAAGCTACGTAGAGAAGAGTAAAATAGACCCGTCTGTCTATACATGCGTCATGGACCCGATAAAAGTGGGTGGATTCGATGGAGGACGCGTTATCGATTTGGAGATAGGGGATCGTGTCAATATTATCAATCCGGCTTATGCAATAAAGAGCCGGCAATCTCGTATATATGGCTTTGAAAAGGCACTGGATAAGAAGTATGAAGTGACTTATACGGTGGGACAATCGACTAAATATTCTCGTATCGGAGAGATTGAAAGTAAAGTCGAAGCATTGACATATAAAGGAGAGGCTTTTACTGGTTCCAGTACCGGAAGTGTTTATATTGTCGGACGATACGATAAAACGAGGCTTACTGACCGTAATGCTTTATCTTCCCTTCGGTCTTTGGAAACATTTTTTCGGAAAGACCAAGAGGATGTTACCTTCTACAAACAGGCCTTTCGTAAAGGTATAGAAATCGGTTGGAATGAATCCGAAGGAAAGCCTACTGCTTCTCTATATGAGGAGGGCATATTAAACGCTGCCGCAGCTATATTGAAAGAATACATCTCTTCTCCGAAGTTTGTTCCCGGTTTTTTGGGTGAGGGCTTTAAAATATGGGTTGAGAATGGCAATTGGCATATAGAATGTGACAATTTGACAGTAAGACAGACTATGAATATATTTGAGCTACTTATCCAAAAGATAAGGAGCGTTAACGGTGCATTGGTCGTGTCTCAGTCGAACGGAAAGATTAAAAGCGTGTCGGAAGATGAAACGAACTACGTTATCACAATGGAGGAAGAAGGGGAAACGTTCCAGCCTAACGATTTAGTTCGGTGTCAAGTTTGGACGGGAAGCAAAACCAAATTCTATTGGGTTGAGGTTTCAAGCGTTTCCGGCAACTCTATTACTGTGAAAAAGTCCGAATTTACAGCCGGAAATAAGCCGGAAAAAGGTGATGAAGTGGTACAGATGGGTAACACGCAGAACGCACAAAGGCAGGCTTTAATCTATATCACAGCGCAGGAAAGCGGACACCCGTACATAGAGATATTGAACGGAGTTAAAACAAAATCGTTATCCGGTACGAATAGGACACGTCTTGGCGATTTAAGTAACATACAGGACTCTGCGTTTCCGGAAGGACAACAGCCATCCGGTAGCGGCTTGTATTGCGATAACGCTTTTCTTCGTGGTATATTCTTGCTGAGAAACGGCAAGTCAGTTGAGGATGAAGTAAACCAAGCGAAGCAAGATGCAGCCAACGCAGCAACAGAGGCGGAGAGAGCACAACAGACAGCGCAGGAGGCGAAAGATCGGCTTAATAAATGGGCTGACGATGGTTTTATATCTCCTACTGAAAAGCCCGCTTTGATTGATGAAGGAAAGCGAATACAGGCAGAGTTTTTGCAGATAAAAAATAACGCTGACAAATACGGTGTGTCCGTTACTGAATATACCAAGGCTTATGAAGATTATTTAAATGAACTTAGATACCATTCCGCCCAACAGCCGGAAGATATTGCGGTGCGTCCGGAACTTGCAAAGACGCAAACGATATACTACGATCGGAGAAACGGAGCGTTGAACGCTATTGCGAACGCTGCAAAGAGCTACGTAGATGAAGCTGACAAGAAGCTGAAGGAATATTTAGATACTGAGATTACCGCAATACCCGGTAAGATTGAACTTGCCGTACGGAGTCTGAAAATAGCAGATGTCAATCTATTGAAGGGTGCGTATGAGGAAAAAGCTAATCAATCATATAGATTTGCTACTTACAACTATGATACCACAGTTGTTGACGGGAAAGAGTATACGTTAACTGTGTGTCACACTATTGGAGCTAATAATACCAACATTGGAGTTTATTCTAATGGTGGTACGAATCTTATAGCAGACCTAACAACTAAGGGTGAAAAAGTTGTTAGAACTGTTAAAGTTACCATGAAGGGATATAAGCCGGGTGAACCTTTATCTTTCTATCAATTCCCGAACGGAACATTTGGCTCTAAAATACATTGGGCTGTTTTAACCGATGGGAATTTGGGTGTTACAAGTTGGATACCATCCGCAAGCGAAAAAAACGTAGGACTAAAAAACTTATGTTCTTTTAAGCGTATTACTGATGCGGGGTTTACCTATGCTAAAAACTACGAAGATGATGGAAGTTGGTATATTAGTGCTGGACTTTTGAATGGTCAAACCAATGTAGCTAATAAGGATATGTTTGGTCTAACTTATGACCCGAATAAGCAATATTATCTATTCATAGACGCTGCTAAACGTACTGATACAGAAACGGACAAACCAAGTACTTTTTTTATAATTAAATATACTGATGGCTCAGAGGATAGAGTTTGTTGGGTTTATCCAGATAAGGTAACATATAATTTCATCACTACCCAAAAGCCTATTTCTAAAATAGTAGGTAGTTTTGGTTATGGTTATGGTGCAACTATTAGAGTCGGTTTATACGAAACGAACTCTCCCGTTTCTTGGAGCCCAGCCCCTGAAGATCTTAACTACATTGCCAAGACCTACACCGACTCAGAGATAAAAGTTACGAAAGGGTTAATTGAAAGCAAAGTCTCCCAAACTGACTTTGATGCTCTCGGACAGGTTGTATCCAATCAGGGCACTGAGATCTCTCAGACCAAGACGGATATTAACCTTGTATCAACGGTATCGGGTAATGCACGTTTGATTGCCCTTGCTATGAGTAAGGGGAAGATGCTTTATCGTGATCCGGAATTTAGGAGCGGGATGAACGGCATATTGGTTTACAATACTAGTGGTGGAGGAACTGTGACAGTTGAAAGAGCGGCAGATATTAATTTGCCTAATCAATCCGGATATAAAATTAAAATTACCACTGTACAAGGAAGTGTATACCCCGGCTTAGGTGGGTTTACTTTTAATACCCAAACACGTGCAAACGCTGTATTTATAACTCGGTTTATTGCATGGGTTCCAGTTGGATATAAAATTGAGTGGGCTACAAATTCTACGGGTAACGGTGGGGGAGGAAAATGGCTCACCAACAATGTCGGGACTGGCGACTGGGAGGAATATGCATTTCATGTAAAATGTGGTTCAAGTGGTACATTTAGTGGAACTAACTTCTTTTATTTAGCAGGAGGTAGTGGCAGTTTACCCGTCACTTGGTACCTTGCCTTTGCTACGGTCTACGATGCCGGCTCTATTGATGACACTCCTACAAAGGATGAATTAAAAACAGGAATCACTATTAAGCCGGGTGCTATCAATATCTTCGGGCAGGATATCAGTATTGCCGGCATGGTTACTTTTTCCGGCTTGTCGGCATCCGAACAGCAAAATTTCAAGGGTAATACTGGGCCGCAAGGCCCCCAAGGTCCTAAAGGAGATACCGGTGCACAAGGATTACAAGGTCCTGCTGGTACTAAAGGTCCGCAAGGGGATAGAGGTCCTCAGGGACTTCCCGGACAACAGGGCGCAACCGGTCCTCAGGGACCACAAGGTCCGCAAGGACCGCAGGGACCGCAAGGACTATTGGATGAAACCGCCATGCTTGCCTTGAAAAATAGTATTGCTTCCAATATCGGGTATTCTTCTTGGCAGGATATGGTAAACCATGCATCAGCGAAACCTCGAGAGACAGTAGTAGTTGGAGGATATATAAATACAGTTTTGATAGATGCAACCGCAATCGTTACCAATGCCTTAGCGGCTGGTCGAATTACAACTGGAAATATCACCGTGACTGACGGTGCCTATCTTGGCGGCTGGGAGATTAAAAACAACGCCATATATTCCCGTAACGTAGCAGATGCTAAGATACAGCTTGAAATCAACGGCTATCGCTTCTTGCGTATAAATCAGTATGGAGGTGCAGCTACAGTAGGAAGTTATCCGTTGATGGAGATTCGTAATGACAACCAAGACTGCCTCTCTCTGTCTACATACGGACAAGGAGGAAAGGCTTTGAGAATCATCGCAAACTCTGAGGGTGGGCATGCAATACAGAGTCATGGATCGCATCTGTTTGGCCAACGTAATTCTGAGTCATGGAACGCTCCTGGTATTCTTTGCGGTGTTTATGTGTATGCTGGTGGCACTGGTAACCAATTTTGGGGGAATGGCTGTACAGTTGGCACAGTAAGTAATATATCAACCGGAAGGTACCGTATCTATCATAATTTAGGTCACACAAAATATTCGGCGATTATACAGGCCTCAGATGACAATGGATGGTGTTTTGGCATGGTAAAGAGTATTACTAGCACTTACCTTGAAGTGCATTTGGTCGATGCTAACCAAGGAGATAGAAACGTAAATTTCTACTTGTATCTAGTAGGTCGTAATGTCTGGTAAGTAAAGAGATAATTATTAAATCAAAATATATAGAGTATGAAAATAGATTTTAGAAAGATCGTGGTTAACGATATCGAAGGCAATGTCTTGATGAAAGAGGTTGAGAAGAAAGACTCTGATGGCAACATTGTCGGGACGGAGAGAGTGATTGATTACAAAGATGTAAGCAAGGACTTAGGTAATGCTATTTACTTCAATGTGAGTGACATCAAAGATCAGGAGATCGGCAGAAAGTTATATCTTGAAGGTGAGATTGAAGTCGATGGTCCCACTGCTGCTCTGATTAAGAAATTTGCAGATCAGATTTTTTATGCTTATGTAAAGTCTCCCCTCTTCAAATTGCTGGATTCAGCTTTGAATCAAAACAAAGAATAAACTTATTATAAACTTAAAATTAAAATGTTATGAACGAAGAGATTAAAATTGTAGCTACTGGTACAACAGAAGTAAATAGCTTTGAAGGAACTTCTTTAAGTATTCCGACCGTTAAGTATTCGATCAGATATACTTCAATCAATGGTAACAAACAGTCAATATTTGTCGGTGTAACCGATAATGCAACAGAAACGGTACCGAATGCTGATGGAGATGGCACACACGAAGAGATCAGAGAAATGCAGTTGGGAGAGGTAAGATATGACCCGGTTCCAACTCCGCAGATAACTACTGTTAGTTTTATCTATACGAAGAACTTTGAATGTTATATATCTGATATCCGTAAGATCATTGACCAGATCACCGGCGATAAGTCATAGCATAAAAAAGCCCACCTCACCTTCACAGGCAAGATAGGCTCACGCATTCACTGTTATTTTGGTTTTGATTTACAAATGTAGTATTATTATTTAAAAAGACAAATATGCAAGACAAATCAATACATCAATTCTCTTCTGGTTTGTTTGCTCCTGTAGCCGGAAGTTTCGTAATGGAAGCTATAGAGCACATGATCCCATGGTTGATCACTATGTTCTTTGTGATACTGTGTGATTTGGCTACGGGATGCAGGAAGAGCTTGTTGATGGGTGAGCACGTGAGGTTTAGTAGGGCTTGGCGGGCTACAATGGGTAAGATGGTTACTTATTTTAGCTTTGTAATCATGGTGGTGATGATAAACGAGGCCAGTGGTGGAAGATATAACATTGATATATTTGCTTGCTTATCTGTCTGCTTTATCGAAGGTTGCTCTATCATATCGAATATTCTTAAGCCCAAGGGCTATGATTTTAATCTGATAGTAGCTATTGGGTTATTTGCTAAAAAGGTATTCAAGATAGAGAAAGAAGATTTAAAAGAGGTGATAACTAAAAAGGAGGAGGACAAAGAATGAATGATATGAAAGTTCTAATTGACAATGGACATGGAGAGAATACACCGGGAAAGTGTTCTCCGGACGGAAGGTTGCGTGAGTGGGCTTATTCCAGAGAGATTGCGGATATGGTCGTTTTCGGGCTGAGAAAGCATGGTGTTGACGCGGAACGCATCGTAAAGGAGGATGTGGATGTTCCATTGTCTGAGCGATGCAAACGTGCTAATAATATTTATCGCGATTCTCAAAAGAACGCTATTCTGGTATCCATTCATTGCAATGCGGCCGGTAACGGGACAAGTTGGATGAATGCTCGGGGATGGGGTGTATATGTCAGTGATAATGCTTCTTTTAATAGCAAAACGTTAGCTTCTTCCCTGGCACAAGCAGCAGTAAGTAAAGGTGTGACAGTACGCAAACAGACTCCGGATGTGGACTATTGGGTGCAGAACTTGGCTATTTGCCGGGATACGAACTGCCCCGCTGTACTGACAGAGAACTTCTTCCAGGACAACAAGGAAGATGTGGAGTTCTTATTGTCCGCTGAGGGCAAGCGGACTGTGGCAAATATTCACATAGAGGGTATTATTAACTATTTAAATTCAAAGTAACATGGCTCTAACAGATTTAACTTTCAGCAAACAGGGTGAAGCTTATGTATCGGACCCTGTGCAACTTCAATCGGATGCAGGCCTTCATCTTGAATTTACAAGTGAAGATAAGAATAACCGTTTCGCTCTGTTTCAGAGTATGACGAATACAAATTACGTTCCTTTCGGATCATATAACTATGTGGGTAGCACAATAGATGTTGCTATTACAGGAGTGATCCCGGGCATGTATATCAAAGTGCAGTCTATCTCACAGCCTACTTTGGCTAAAATTCTTGTATCGGAATGAAAGTTTCAATCAATCAGGTAAAGATTAACCGCGTTGGCATTAACACGGCTCAGGTTAGGGGAATACGTCTTGGATCAGCTTCAAAGGGAGGGCAAACTTCTCCTTTTCACCCGTCCCTTGTAGATTATTGGAATTTTGGAGGGAAATCCAATTTTGATAAGGATAGAACAACTGTAACAGGACTGTTAGGCAACGTACTAACAGCATATAACTTCGGTTGGAGCTTAGGCAGTGGATATGGTTTATATAAAGAGAATTACTTAACTTATAAAGCTTTTAATACAGGAAGTGATATAAGAGCTATTTTAACTAATACTGATAGCAAAATTCATGTAACTGAAATAAATAAGAGTAATGTTAAGTTCCTTGACAGTTTGGAACATACTACTACTGATTATAGTGTAAAAGTAAGTGGTCTTACTGATGATATTGATTTATATTTTAATGGTTTAAAATCAACTAATGGTGCAGTAAATACAAAATTAGTAAATGGAATTAACTATTTAGCTGCTGTAGATAAATACGGAGGATTTAAAACAAGTACATTTACTGGAAAGTGTGACGTGACTATTGAACAAATCCCAGAATATGAAGGAGCTATTGTTACAGATGGTGTTGACGATTATCTGAAACTTGATAAGGTAGGATATAAGGTGGGTACTATAATTATAAAATTTAAACCTATTAATATAAAACCCAATATTGTTAATTCTATATTAAATATTCATACAGATGAAGTAGCTTTACAATATGATACTTCTGGTGTACTTAACAACAATTTTACAACATATAAAAATTATGGAGAATATAGTGTTGGAACATTTAATATAGATAAAAACGCTGCAACTCCTCTTACATTAGGTTGTAAATTAAGTAATTCAGGTAGTCCAATGGAATATAGTAATGTAGCTATATATTCTGTTGCCATATATCAAAATGTTCTCACCGCTGAAGAAATTCAGAAAGAAATCAACGTCATGAAATATGGTACTCCAAATCCAGTGTTTGCATTGAACTTTGATAACTTTGCCTATAAAGCCGTTGATTATCCAGATTTTGCTACTGGCAAAGTTACAACAAATAAAATTGTTGTAGATAGCACAACTGAAACCTTTAATGGTGCTATTGCGGTAGCTATGAATCCCGAAGCAGATACCGGAGAGCCGATTGAAGTACCGTCTTACAAAATAAAAGTCACAGGACTTAATCAGTATAGCGTTGGTGAAGGTAATTGGGCAGTTGGATTAATGGGAATGATGATTGATTCAACTAAAGACCCTTGGACTTATCCTATATCTAAAGATGGAGTTTACGATATACCGGCAATTTCATTGAGTGATGGGATTTATAATTTAGGAATAATGGCTCAAATCGCAATCGACAAGCCTATTGAGATAGAAGTCCTCTACGATAAGAATGTCACAAAGAGCTTTCCGGAGAACAAACAAATATTCCCTTAAAGTTAATAAGAAAGTTATGAAATACGTAATTGTAACAGTTGAATGGTGCCTGAATCACGGTGTTGTGGTACCGGCACAAGCAAGAAGATCAGTCAACGGTTTGAAAGTCATCTTGCATGAAGATTATATCGATCCCGTCTTGAGAGAAGAGGATGCCATGACCTCGTATCGGCATGATTCGTCCGAACTAAGAAGTATCTTGAGTGGTCCTGAGTGGACGGTTCCGCAAGAGGGGGTATTATGAAACGGTTGACATGTATCGTCTTGCTGATGTCGGCAATGTGTTTAGCCGGATGTAGGACAACTCAATACGTACCGGTTGAAACTATTAAGACTGAGTATAAGACAAGAGATAGTATTCGTCATGATAGCATCTATCAGCGTGACAGTATTTATGTAATAGACAGGGGTGATACAGTGTATACTTATAAAGATCGGTATCTATATAAGTATTTATATCTTAACCGTATTGATACCGTGATTAAGACGGACAGTGTTCAGATACCTTATCCGGTTGAAAAGGCGTTGACCAGATGGCAGAAGGCAAAGATAGAACTTGGCGGATGGGCATTTGGCGTACTTATAATGTTAGCTATTGTGTTAATAATTAGATTACTCAAGAATTAACCGGCTAATATCTTCACAGACCTCACCGGTATGAAAAGTTTAAGTGTAACAATAACAAAAAAAGTATATAAGATGTTCAATAAAGGGAGGGAAAATATGGTATAAATAGACTCTAATTTGTACACCGGTAAAGTAGAAGGCCGGTTATCTTACAAACGTGCTCTTTTGGGGGAAGAGTTAAAAGAACCCCCGACACTGAAAGTTGACGCCAATCAAACTTTTAAACATACAAAAGCATGCATAGATAGTGCCAGGGGTATAATGTCCTTAACATTTCTATACATGCTTTTGTTCTTTCAATAACCGTAAGTTTGATTGGCAAGGGCAAAAGTACAACAAAAAATTAAATTACTATGTGTAAGTCAGAGATTTTTGCCGAGATTCTAAATATTGTTGGAAAAGAAACTGAAGTTTCTACTGAATTGATCCTTTCATCAAGTAAAGTTACTGAAGTTGTTGACGCCCGTTCTATTGTAGTATTCTTCCTCACTGAATACGGGCTATACCCTGAACAAATAGCGACTTTTCTTCACAAGACATCCGCTAGTATCCGTTACCTTATATCTACTTTCGAAAGCCGTAAACTGGCAAACAAAATGATTGCAATATATCTGCAAAATATTCGCAAATCGCTTGAAAATGAGCTCTGATTTACGCAGTTCCTATTATATACTTTTGTGGTGCGGTTAATATTGACCGTGTTATAATTGTATATTAATATGAGTGAAACAAAGACTTACGTTTTCCCGGAGTCAGGCGGGAACGGTGGTGGTAGTGGAATGATGGCTATGCTTGCTCCACTATTGCAACAGAAAGGTATTGATCCGAACTTGTTGGTTGCTATGCAAGGAAAGAACAACAGCGGATTTGGCGGAGATGGATCATGGTTCCTTTGGATAATCTTCCTGTTCTTCCTGTTCCCATTGTTTGGACGCAATGGCTGGGGAAATAATGGAGATGTCGGAAACGGTGGCGGATTTGCTGGAGCCGGTATCCCTAACTTAATTAACAACGATGCAGGAAGGGAGTTACTTATGAGTGCAATTCAGGGGAACGGACAGGCAATCAACAATCTGGCTACTAATTTAAACTGTTCAATCGGTCAGGTTCAGAATGCTATCAATGGGGTGATGTCACAGGTGCAACAGGTAGGAAATCAGGTTGGTCAAAGCTCAATGCAGATTATCAATGCTATCCAGCAGGGTAACTGTCAGATCGCTCAACAGATTGCTTCATGCTGCTGCGAAAACCGTCTGGCGATCTGTCAGCAAACGAACACATTGCAAAATGCCATTAACGGTGTTGCGACTGGTCAGGAAAGAGGCTTTGCTTCTGTTGCATATGAAACTCAACGTCAGACTTGTGATCTGCAAAATTCCATCAAGGATAGCACACAACAGATTCTTGCCGGCCAGCGTGCAGCTGAAATGCGCGAAATGCAGAACAAGATTGATAAACTTCGTGAGGAGAATAGCACATTTAAAAGTTCTGCCATGACCTCTCAGATCGTCGGACAGGCAACGGCTCCTCTTGGTGCAGCTTTAAATGATTTGAGTTCTCGTCTTGCGAAAATCGAATGTAACCAGCCGGAAGTAGCGAAGGTGCCTTATAGTCCGGTTGTAGGGATTCCTTCTTGCGTTGCAGCTCAGTATGGTCTTTACAATGGTATTGGAGCATGGGGCAATTTTAATGGTTGGGGATAAAAGGAAGGAGGCATTATATGGCATTCATTAGTCCTTTTATCATGGCAAATAAGAATGGTATTCCAAGATTGGAAAGTACAGGTGTTACCGTAGGTACTACCAACGTACGTTTCTCTTTTCGGAATCATCCGTTCCTTTCTGCTCCATTTAGCGGATTGATTCTGTTCCGTTTGGCACAGCCGATCCCTTCCGGTACTACCGGTACATTGCCGGTAGTTTTTGATACCAACGGTGCTACTCAAGCACTGACTACGATTGCCGGCGCAGATGTTACTGCTTCGGATATTACCGGTACCGGAATTTATCTGTGCTACTACGAATCAGGTAGCAACACATTGCAAATTCTTACCGGAGTAGTTTAAAACAATGGGCGGGAGTAATCCCGCTCCTTAAAGAGTTTATTGATTATGCCTTTTCAGAATCTAAGAGTAAATAGTGAGTTTTTCATTTTGCATAGGGATGGTACTCCATATATAGAGGTCGGCTCCGTTTCTGGAGTGTCTAATCCTGTTCCTGAGTTTATGCAGCAACCCCTTCCTTATGGACAACCTCCTAAGATGGTGGTTGATATAACTATCAAGGTAGGTGAACAGACTGTTACCTTTCAAAAAATACCTGCCATGTCTGATATTGCTGATGCAAATTTTCCAGGTGGAGGTAATATGGTAATATCCGGTTCAAGAGAATCTATGAATGCGGAAGTGGCGGCTATGCGAAATCGTTCTTCTGAGATATTAGGAAGTGTCGAGCATCATAAGTCTGTGATGGAATCATGTGATAAAATGCTCCAGGTACTTAATCCCGAATTTGCAGAAAGACAGAAGCAGGAAGCGGAGAACAAAGCGCTTCGGCAAGAACTTAGCGAATTGAAAGCTATGATGGCTGATTTCTTTAAGTCCTCTGAGAAGGCTGCAAGTAGTAACAATTCTAAAAAACAATAAGTATGATGATGATTGAAATTTCCGAAAGCAAGGTCGAGAAAATGTCCGACTACGCTGAAAAGATGCTTCGCTACGGTGGTAAGCTCATGCAATGCATAGAAGAGCTTTCCGAGGGTGAGGGCATGGGTGAACGCTGGGATGAAGATCGTAGATATGATGACGATCGCTATTTTGACGAAGAAACCATGGGTGAACGCGGTGGTTATGGCCGAGGTGGTAATTCTAATCGTGGTGGTATGGGTGAAAGACGTGGTGTACGGGGTACCGGACGCTATTCACGCTATCGCTAATGTTTAATTAGGGAGTAGTTTATCTGCTCCCTATAACCTTATTAAGTCATGAAAAGAGAACCTCTGGATATAAGAGATAGAAGACCGGAAGAAATGGAAGTATATCTTTCGCATTTTGGATGGCATTTCAACAAGAAAATGTGTGAATTTGCTGTTTCTTTAATGGAATGGAAGGGTCAGAACGGAGAAAAAGAAAAACTGCCTGCGATGTCTAAGGACGAGGTGGACGCACTGTTAACTAAATACGGTGTAACTCTTAAAAATAAGATCGGTTATGACTACGTATATGTAGCTAATATGTGCAAAGCCGATTTTCTTAAATCATCTGTTCCGAACGAACAGTATCAAGCATTGTATGTAAAAGACACGATTGATGATCCTGACGCACCTGATGGAACAACGATGCGAAGATGGTATGTTACAATGATTGCGGCTGGAATACCTATAGAGTGGGACGAAATGCTTTGATAAATGATAAGGCAACGGTTTATACTATCCAAATATGACTGGAACTGCATGGTGTATTACGCAGTAGATACGTATTACACGGAAGAAATATTGGATTATATGCACTCTATCGGCTGCGACGGTAATATGCTCCGTACTGCGTACGATAACATAAACTCCGGCAACCTGAATACCGGAGTTACTTACTCTAACTTCGGTACCCGGGAAACAGTAATGGTCATTGCTCTCACTTCTTCACCAAAGGAGTTTGCTAAATCATGGAGGCACGAATGTGGACACATGGCCACCCATATATGTCAGGCTCTCGGCATAGATCCGTACGGTGAGGAAATACAGTATATCGGTGATGATATTGTTGAAAAGACGTGGGAATATGCAAAGTCATTATTATGTGAGTGTGATTGCTGTAAAAACAAGGTCAAACATTTAATACGTTAATTCATGAAAAATAAAGAAATTAAGAAAGCATTGAAGAGCGATACTCCTATTAATAGTATGTATGCTCTTATTCCAGGTGACAGGATGCGCTCTTTCAAAAAGTTTGCTGCCCGTTTTGGCTTTACTGAAGAACGGATAAAATCAGTTCTTGACAATGAAAAACGATAAGCTGGACATATTGTTGGAACAAGTCGAGGATCGGTACCATTCCGATTTTTGTAGACTTCTGTTGGTTATGTTATGGAACGCATAGAAAGGTGGTTATATTGGTTGATTCCTCTTGCGATTATTGTAAGGGTTGTATCTCTATGTTTGTCTCTGGTTATGTAACTGGGGATTTTTTATATTTTGAGTCACTAAGTATAAAATTGCTTTTCGTAGCAGGTAAATTCGTGTTTGATTTATCCGATTAGGTGTAAAAAGGCGGCTTTTTAGGCTGCCTTTATGTTTTCATCAACATTATATCCGCTTTCATCTCGATATACTCTTTATATTTGCTTGGATTGTTAATATAATCAATAACCCTATTTATTGCTATTTCTGCTTGTTTAAACCTGGTTTTTGTATAATATCTAACGACACCTCTTCCTTTGTCTGAATGAGCTAAACAGTAATCTATTATACTGTCCGGTATTCCAAGATCAAAAGCGTATTGAGCAAACGACTTTCTGGCAGAATAAAAGACTACCTTTTCCTTTATTCCTAGATCCTTTGCTAATGCAGCAAGAGAACGGCATGTGTACCTTGAAAAATTGTGATATGAAAATTTATATCCAAAATCCAGTTTTCTTGTCTTTTTATCTATCCATCTATCTATTATTATCTTTGCTGGTTCTGTGATTGGAAGCAGACAATGTTGTTCGGTTTCTGTTTTGAGTCTTGTTTTAATTCTGACATAATCCACTTTGTCATTAATAAAACGAGTATTCATTATATCTATCAAGTTCATTCCCCCAAGATAGAAAGAAAGCATAAATACATCTCTTGCTACAATGTATTTTTTCTCTTTGGGGGTACTTTCCCTTATCATGTTAAGACTTTCCAAAGAAATATCAACTTCTCGAACTGGAGATTTAGGAATTTTCTTGTTCACAAATGGATGTATATCATACCTTAAATAACCAGAATTAATGTTTCTGTTAATAACAGCTTTTATTTGGGACATCATCATTCCAATTGTTGTGTTTCCGATGTTTCTTTTAGTCTTCAAATATCGTGAAAACCCTTCAATCATATTAGGGGTTATATCTGACATAGGTATTTCCCCTCTAGTAAACTCCGTAAAGTATCGACAGCTCCTTTCGATTAATACAGCATAGCTTTCTCTCCCTTCTGATTTCAGGTCAGTAATGAAATCGCTACAAGCTTTCTGATAAGTAATATTTTGTTTTCCTTGTGAATCCAATTCAGACACAAGCATGTCTTTGATTTGCTTACAAGAATAAAGTGATTGATGGTTTATTTCATCTAATTTATTTTGTAAATCATTCATCATGCTTCTTAGTTTGGTGTTTATGATTGAAGCGTCAGCTCGTTTGACTACTTGCCCATCTTTGAACTGGGATAGATTGTCTATAATGAAACGTGTTACAATGTAACATGTTTCTTGCTTATGACAGACAGCTATTCTTATTTTATGTCTTCCGTCCTTTAAAACCTTTGCCTTGAAAATAGTTAATTTAAGAGTTGCCATAATAGATTAAAATTTGAAGGATAAGTTTGGGATAAGTTTTTCTGTCCATCGGTGGACAATTCCCTCTTTTTTTTAACCTATAAATTGAAGAACTTGTAAACGAAAGCAGAAACCTAATAGTCTAATTTATATGACTATAAACTGTTTCTGCTTTTGAGCCGCTAGCCAGACTTGAACTGGCGACCTACGCGTTACGAATG